GACGGTGCCCATGGTGCCAAACTGCTGCAGCTGGAAGCCCTCCTGGTAGGTAGAGGATGGCATCATCATGGTAGCGCTTGACGGCACAGAAGGCACCTGGATTGTAAGCACAGGGGGGTGGGAGTGGATGGGCTGCAAGTGGAAGCATAAGGGTGTACCAAATACAGCTGATTGGCACCATTCTGCAGGTCTGAACCACCCAACAACAGACAGGTGACCTCTCCCATCCCTTCTCACCTGAGTGACGGCGCCCATGGTGCCAAACTGCTGCAGCTGGAAGCCCTCCTGGTAGGTAGAGGATGGCATCATCATGGTAGCGCTTGACGGCACAGAAGGCACCTGCATTGTAAGCACAGGGGGTGGGAGTGGATTGGCTGTCAAGGTAAGCATAAAGGGTGCACCAAATACAGTTGATTGGCACCATTCTGCATGCCTGAACCACCCAACATCATACAGGTTGACCTCTCCCATCCCTCCTCACCTGAGTGACGGTGCCCATGGTGCCAAACTGCTGCAGCTGGAAGCCCTCCTGGTAGGTGGAGGGTGCATAGGGCACCTGAATTGCAAGCAACATAAGGTTGAGAATGCAAACCATAAGGTTGAGAGTGCATGTGTATGTAACTCTTGCTCACCTCCTGGTACAGAGGGGAAGACACTGACACAGTGTGCATATTGCACCAAATAGTGGTGTCTGCTGCTGTGTAGGTCTCTGTGAAGCTACTGGCATTGACCTGTGCAATATACATGGATTTGAACGGATCCAGTAACCAGGCCTCCACTTCTGCTGCTGCCATATGGGCGGGGGTCATGCGTCTCCCACTTTTTTTGGCATCTGGTGGGACTGTTTCCCACTGCTGTTTCACCCAGAACTGCAGCTGCTGCACTGGAACTGAGGTGGTTCCCACATAGGGTAGGGAAAGCGCAAACACCAGGGCATCACTGACTGTAGTAGTCAGTTCGGTTGTGGTCTCTGGCTGCTCGATCATGCGCTTGATATCCACCACAGTGCACGCGTCCTACGGCACGCAAGGGATTATAGCACACGCTGCTGCAACCACGATGCGGGCTGCGAGCTTCTCCACATACCTTTCCAGCATACTGGAACACGAAGTGCTTGCCGCTCCTGCCCACATTGATGATCCTTCGCGATAAGAGCGGCACATACACCACGCCAGCGCCGATGGCTGAAGCTCCTAGCTTACTGAACAGGTCTACCGCACGGTAGCGTTTGTTCTGATAGCTACTCAGCACCGCGGACACAATAGCATCACGCGTGGAGACAAATGCGTGCTCCATGGTGGCGGGCGAGCGTGCAATCTCGCGCTACATTCATGCTGGCACTAATGCACAACGGCACGTCTCTTATGTCACGCTCTAGGAACGACTATGAAGCGATCATGGTGCTAGCAACACGCTATGAACGTTCGGAGCATGCTCGGAGCTCGTGCGATATTTCTGCTAACCCGCGGTCAAAGGGTCTCTACTTAACGGGTGCGTTTCAGCAAATCTGCATCACAGAACCCACGCATACTTACACCGTCCGTAAGCACCAACACAATGGCTGTATTCAGCACGCTCCGCTCAGAGATGGTCGCGCGTATCGAGCGTACGCACCTCTCCTACTTTGACTCCTTGAACCTGACGTACTTGGCGTCCGAGCACGCTGAGCGCCTGTCCCCGCACATGGGAGACTTGGCCATGGTCGGTAGCGACTTCCTGTACGGCCGCGCTCGCGTGAATTACCTGCGCAACCACACATGGGACGACTACGACCGGGCAGCAGCCCACACCGGCATCGAGCCCCTAGAGCGCCTGTGCGGCTCTGCTGGCGCGGTGAACATCGGCATCTACGGCAACAAGCTCGTGCTCAAGCACGCGTGGCAGGTGCGCAAGTCTATGTACCTGCACGAGGGTGTCCCCACTACATAAGGTTTGACCCTTGTGCGTTCCTATCGCAGGGAATGGAGCTGAGCGCACACGACTGCTTCATCGATACCGCCATCGTGATGCACCCCGCGCGCCTCAACACCAACGGGCGCCTGTATGACACCGCGGCCGACCTCATGCTGCTGTGCGCCAACATGAGCTACGTGCTCAACATTCCGCAGCAGACCGTGCGGCAGTGGGCGCTAATGAACGTGCGGAGGGCACCTTTGGCCACAGCCAGCTGGCCGTACCCTGATGTGGTGCCGGTTGGTGCGGTCAGCTGGTTCCTGTCAGAGCAAGATGAGCACAGACTGGAGCAGTTTGGCTGCTTTGAGACCCTGGATGAGCAGGCAGCAGCAGATGTGGTCACATTGCACAACCTGGTCACAGAGTACAGCTACAGTCCTACCAGCCCTGTGTATGTACCATACACCCCCTGCTGCAGCCCTTCCCTCATGGAGTGGGGCTCAGATCTGGAGTCAGCTGTGTGTGCGTGAGGCTTTGTAAACATCATGACCATATCCGCTTCATATCAGCTACAGTAACAAAAACAAGTATAACACATCAACCCATACCAAAAGGAACATACACAGTCGTGTTACCAGGATTCGGAATCAATAACCCGCACTGGCCTGGTCTGGAGTTACTCAATTTCTGCCAGCACTGTACGTGCTGCATGCTGTGCGGCAGGCATTCGCACCAGACCAGTGCGAATTATTGATTCATGAAAACCCATTGGAAAATGACCCTCAATAACTCGAGATTCTGAGCAGGAAATCCTGGTGCATCGTACCAAATTTTTGGTATGGCATCCGTATACTTCAAAAACTCTGGTGCTTGAACCAAACGCAGCATATGCCATATAAAACATATTTAAGGACAGTATATATGCAACTATAGATCTGCAGTATGACTGGTGGAATACGAATATCTTGCGGTGTACGCGCTACCGACTTGACGACAAAACAAGTTCATGAGTTTGGATCTCTCTTACAAGCCAAACAAGCACTGAACACCCTTATCAATAAGAATGTAGGTCATAGTCTCATCAAGAAGTATGCGGAGAACAACCGAGAAATGTACGGATATAAGTGGGAGTTGTTGCAACCATCCGTTGATATGATTGACAAAGAAACAGAAACAGCAGAAGATAACAACATTTTTACGTTTAGAGGCTGTGTCGAAAACATATTCAACGGTGAAAAAGTACGTATTACTTCTGATACTCCTAGACGTGTAAGCGTTATAGATGTTATTAGAGTAGTATGCCATACTGAACATCCTTATAAAATTTGGTCTCGTCTTGTAGCAGACAATGCAGAGGTTCTGGCAAAATGTCCAAACCATGTATTTCAAGGATCGGGGCAGCGCGAAACACCAGTCACGTGTGCAGATGGGTTAATGTTGTTGATAAATGATTTACCCGGAAAACGGGCTAAACTGTTTAGAAGAACAGCTGCAAAACTTTTGGCGCGCTTTCTCGCAGGCGATCAAACCCTCCACGAAGACATTGATGATAATGCATCAAGACAATTAGTACTCTATCCAGATGACCCATTACAATTATATAATGATCTGAAGTATGCTAACCCAAAGAGCAACAAATTCATTATCAAAGGAAAACGTATGAAAGATAGGTCAATTTGGGAATTCTATAATTCCAACGTAATATATCTCTTAGAGTTCATACACAATGGAAAGGTATACGCGAAAATAGGATGGAGCAACGACATAAAAGACCGTATGGAATCACATATTGGTACCTACGTTGGATGTAGTTTATATAGTATATACATGGTTGACAATGCGTCTAAAGTAGAGAAAGAATTCAAGGAACGCTGTGCTATTTACAATGAAAAAGTCGTGTTAGGTGGTAAAACAAGAACAGAACTATTTACAGGGCTTACTATAGAAGAATTTGATGATATATTAGCGCAAGTTTATCATGATATGCAACGCCAAACAAGAAATGAAACGGAAATAGAGTTAGCTCGTATAAATCTAGAACTTGAGCGTGTGAAACAAGCAACCGAAATTGCTCGTCTGAATCAAGAACAAGATATAGAACGTATGAAACAAGAAACAGAGATAGCTCGCCTCAACCAAGAATTGGAAATGAAACGCTTGGATTTTGAAATAGCAAAACTCAATAGATACTAGGGTAGACCTTATATAAACTGCGAAACTATTTCATTATTTTGCCTGTTTATGCGCACTTCATCCGCCAAAGTCGGATCTCCCGCGTAAAACCGAGCCATCATTTCAGCCACGCGCGTGCGGAATTCTACCGCTTTTCGTCCCTTAGACCAATTTGCAATCATGTACATACCTCTAATATCAGTTACAGGTACTTCCCGCGAACCATTGACGGAATACATGTGAATCAACTCCATAATATCAGGATTTTTGCGGCACAATCGCACATATGCTCGCTTCGGATCCGCTACATCCGTCATGTACTGGATAAAATCATACACAAAAATTCGTTTAGGAGTTTCATTTGTATGGCGAATATGACCATTGGTCAGCAAGCCCTCTATGTATTCTCGTAATGTTGTCATCTCCACTATCCCCACATATGACCTACATGCTTAAATCTAAATCACTCGTGGATTGCCCTCACTTGTCAATACACATCCACATCAAGACCATTAGACCTTGCCAGGGTAAATACACGACTCCAACATATATCATAAGGACTTTCTTCGAAGTACTTGGGACATACCTTTTTTAATGCCTTCTGGAAAATTATTTCCTCATGTTTCGTGAAAGAACGCTGCAACACCTTATCTTCATTTTCTGGATAACCGTCCATTGCCCACATATGCCTTGCGGCTGACTTGATCATGTAACAATCCATGTTCGCGATAGGGTTTTTTGTGAAAGAACAATCATTTTTTATTTTGTACTGAAAACACATTCATACACTGCGCTTTGTGTTGATTATAGATGATAATTCTACGTGACTTTATCCTCTATACTCGCAATTGATTAGCAAGAAGTTCGTTGCTTCTCTATAACAACATTTTTAGTACAAAACCAGCTTTTCTGATTGTCACTTAAAAACACCTTTCAAGTATAGAAGAAACTCCTTTAACTTTGCTCTGATCTCAAGAGATACTTGCAGCGCATTGATGTTTTGTAGGATACCATCAACTGCTTCTTTTACCCGACTATGGACTTTGATTTTAGGATTGTTTGCGTTCAATGCCTTGAGTACCTCTGTATACCTCATGATCCCTTGAATGTATGAGGACAACTCCTGGTTTGATAAGTCTTCCCTGACATCGTTTATCATGATCAAGTTCTCAACCAATGGAGACGGATCATATAAATCATTAGGACCAGGATAATATACTGTAAGACGAATCATGTCTTTTATATCTTCTGATGGCATATATGGTTTTACTGCATTCACAAGGTTCGCATCCTTGATCCACGTAAACATGTCATCATAAATGAAGTCTTTTATGGACGGCTTTAGTTTGAACAACGTCGCAAACGTGATGGGGAGTTTATCATAGACCTTGTACCTAGGGTTTGTAACAGCGAATAATATGCTTCTAAGTTTTGATTCAGCCCATCTTTCCATGACGTTATCATCGTTGATATCTGCGTTTGGCTGTATGTCATACAGATCAATCAGCGCTTTTGTCAAAGTAGCAATATGTTGATCATGTGCGTTGTCCAGATGACTCATTATGTAGTCGTAAGTCTTCTTGACGATTTCTTTGCGTTCTGACTCGGAACGACTACGAATGTACTGAGCCAACCTTTCTGGAACTTTGGCAATGACTTGTTTTGGAGATATGTTAGCAATATCTTTGTTGATGTCTGAGCGTGTTGCTTTCAACGTGGCGGCAACAGTCGGGTGCTTTGCAGCAATTTCGCCCAACACATTCTTGTTCAGGTCAGAGAAGGTAGTTGATCCTTTTCCTCCTTTTGTTTTGTTCTTGACAAGGTCTTTGTATCTCTTTCCATCAACGCTGATCATTCGTCCAGTCAAAGGATTCTTTACCTTCCTTGACTCCATATTCTACTTATACCCATATATTTAATATACCATGTCGTCATGAACAAGTCCTCAGTATGAACTAAAATATCACTTGTACATCTTAGTCGACTTTCAGCAGAGAAAACACCTATACGCTACTGAAAACAGCGTGATGTTAGCGTACCATTGTAGTAAGAATTACGTAATATATCCGTTGTGTGTTCACAGTGATTTGTGAGGACATCAGATTGATGCCCGCTAAAAAGTGAACTTGCACATCCGTCAAGACCAACCTTCACCATGGGGAAGCGCAAGCATCGTGGAATTGACCTTGAAGCACGAGAGGACAACGATGAAGTCCCCTCGGAAGAGGATGCGGAGATGGAGAGAGCGGCACAACAGAGACACCAAAAGCGCAGGGAACGAGAGAAGAAGGTGGACGCAGCTTTCACGCGGCAAGCCGCGCGCGATATGTATGTGGAGATGTGGGCGCAGCAACCAAGCGATCTGCAGCTGTCTTTGGACAGTTTTACGCGTGTGCTGCGCTACCTGCGGCTCCTGCAACATGCCGACACCATCGACAAACCCGTGGCGGACGCTGTGATGAGCGAGGATGTAGCCGCCGTAATCGCAGCCATAGGAGATCAAGAAGTGGAGGACAACAACGGCGCACAGGAACGCGAGGTGGTGTTGGACGCTTTGCACAAGATCGCAGACACCGACCACCTCAAGGCGTGGCTTGATTGGGCGTATGATCCTGACATAACGAGTGGGGCGCCACAGACATTTACGCGGTTCCTCGACACCATCGATACATATGCCCGTATTTACACGGACAAACCATTTCCGTCAGACGTCTTGCGCAACTTGCGGTACTACACACCACAGTCTGCGCCACCAGAGCCACGGCAGGCCTATAGCCATGCGCCCGAGATCCAAGACGTGTTCAAATGGGTGCGCCCCGTCAGGCGGAAGAGGTCGCCACCACCCCCGCCACCTGCACCGAGGGGAAGCGACTGGTATACTGACAATATCGCTACGCTAGACCCGGAAACGGACGTTATGGCGCAATGGCGGGGCGCACATCCAAATCGGGCAAGACCCCCGCGCTGGTACATCAAGTTCTTTTTGAAGCGACCCCTGCCTGGTGTCAGCCCTTGGTTTGAGAGAGAGGATAGCGGAGATCGCTCTGGCTGGCACTACGCGCGGAGTAGTCGGATTTCATAATCTGGTGGTATTGCGCGAACTCTAGACGTTTACTTTATCAAAAGAAAACCTATATTTCTTTTCTGATGACCACCAAAACACACGGGGGTGCGTCTTGGCGGGACCGTCACCGATCCTTTATTTGCTGCGGCTGCACTTGGCGTTCATGAACTTCACGAAACGCATGACCGCGGGGAGCATGGTGTTCTGATCTAGACTGCGAAAGGTGACAGTTACCCGCACATCCCGTAGGTGCGGAGTGGTCACCATCCGCTGCAATGCACTGGCGAAATTCTCCGAGTCCGCAAACCTGACCGCCCGCCACCCTCCGCTCAGCTCACTGATGACGGCGGATTTCGGGCGGATTTCTAATATGGACACCACTCTGCCTTTTGCGACCGCTTTGATACACACCTTGAAGAAAGCACTGGTGCGCGCCTGTGTTCTTGCAATCTCCGTCATCATACCTTGTGCAACATCCACATTCTGCTTGTAGACACTCGCCGCCCACTTGTTCACCAAAGCCAGCTGCGCGGCGTCCTGATAGTCCGCGGTTGTGATGGCACGTGTCAGGATGGAGTCCACCACGTCAATGGGAAGTAGGTGCGCCATGGTTGCTGTTGTGTTCCTTACTAACTTTGTAACGTTCAGTTTTTTTGCTCTTGCAACTAAGTATAAACACAAATTCTCAACAGTGGGTCAATCAAAAGAGAAATACGCGCCACCGCCACAAGTACAGGTGTTGTTTCCGTGACAACCGAAACATTCTTCACATTTACATTGGTAATATATGTTACATTTGACTACCACGATGGTGAGCAATACAAACACGAGGATATGGCGTACGTGCAGCTTCAACTGCGCACGATTTCAGAAAACACACATTTCTTGCATAGGCTGTATAAAAAATCAAATCATGATTACGTATCAGCCATCCTCGTTGATGATGAGTTGTGTGCCCATCAGGATCGTTTCAATCGCAAGGACTTTGACATTGATGAAGTAGACAAGTTAATTACGTTCAACGAACCCAAGTGGTCAGATGAAGTCTTTGCGGCTCCAAGAGATTATACATGGCGCAGTTTTGTGTTTGACGATGCATATTTTGATATGATGTATGCATGAACATTGCTATTTACGAGTTGACCATTTATACGTATCCATCTTCTCTGAGTTATTTGACCATGCTTCCATCAGAAACCAAAAACGGATGTACATACCTCTGCGTCTTGTCAGTTGTATATGAGATGAATATGAGAATATGCGGACAAACGTATTTAGAGATAACATAGATTGAATAGTAAGTAACCCATCATGTTGTACAAGGCCAGAATATATAGTAACACAAATGAGCATCTTGTGTTGGATGAATGTTCGTTCCTTGGTGAGCGTGTAGCCGAAATCGAGGGTACCATTGTCGAGAAGCTATCAGAAGGCGAAGGCGGTTTTATGGTTGATTTCGAATCGGATCCATACAAGTCAAACGGCAAACACGAGCAATTTTATAGCGAATATGTTCGACTCAAGGTATCCGAGAGAGAAGGTTTTGTCTTCAAGCCGTCAAAGTATCATACATTTACTGTATATGATGCCGAAACCGCACCCGAACGTCTCACCTTCAAACAAGCTCTTGCCGTCATTCTCCCACCATCTTGCAAACACATACAGAAATGTGTGTACTCTACCACGCTCGGGAAATGGCGCGCTTTGTACAAGAAGTATATTAACACACACGAAAACGGCTTAGAGAGTACACCGCCCACGTTACCGAGAGAAACTGCGTTGAGTTATGCATTGCGTCTGTTCGCATACACCAAGAAAACTATAGTTGAAAAGAGTGCAAAATGGCATTCAGCCAATGGCATTCAGCCAATCGCATGTGACATCGAGTTAGACGATGCCCTCCTTGAAAATGACGACTCTGCATCATCAGAGGAAGATGTATAGAAACCACCATTCTATATTGAATCATTGTGTTTTGGTGGACGTGTGACTCTTTTGAAGATGAAAAGAGAACGTGCAATGCGTCTCACTAAGAAATAGTGCATCCCATCTTACGTGCATCGGATGCAAGAAATACCTGACCCGACATGGTGTGAAGTGGAACTCCGTTGACATAGAATGTATTGGTTCTTTGCACAAGAACCCTTCTGCGTTGTGTTTGGCAGTATATAGTACTAATGCAGACGTTGCATTGCGCACCGGCATTGAGCTTGATGAACAATCTGTCGAACTGGATGGCGATTGATGGTATGAACGACATGTTGTTGTTTTTATAAAATCCTTCCTTCACGTTGCCACCATCAGATAAAAATGCAAGAGGAATCTGAATGCTACGATCATCTTGTAGCTTGAACTCTATAGGTATTTCCAGTTTGTTGGCATCAAACATCACAGATATTGATGCCACGTTCGTACAATCACGCAACCAGATATCATAGATGCCGTCATATGTCGACTTGGTGCCGAGAGGTACTTCTATCAGCACGTCCGTATCGGTTGTAATGCAATCTGAGAATGTTTGTGCATCTTTGATACATGCAAAATACGAATGCACACAGTCGTCCTTTTCCATTTTGGAGATTATTTTCAATGCAGCATCTATAGGTTGCATGTCTTTGTAATGTGGGTTCACAAGAACCATATGTTTGTATAACGCAGTCTCTCGAAAATCCTTGAAATCATACATGATGTCCGTATTACTGTTGGTGTTCTTAAACTACTTTATTCAGTATTCGTCGAAAGTAGAACTGCATGTAATGACTTACCACCTTCTATCTTTTTTCTACTTATAGGGCGGGCTACTTTTGCCTGCAGAGAAGCACATGTTGACATAACCTCTTTGAGTATGTCAATATCAATGTTGTACTGATACGATTGTTTTGAGATGTAGCTACAATTCGTACCTAAACGAGTTCGTGGTATTCGCGCAAAAGCCGTCGCTTACATACATCATATGATGGATTTGCAATAGCGTTTCTCCAGGAATGCTGGATTTTTGTAGCTGCCTTTTCTTTTTTCACACTAAATGGAAATTCGATCCCTTTCATGTGAAAGATAGTGTCATCGACGTTCGTATCGATATCATCACCATGTGTGAACGAACAGTAATTGTAGGATGGCAAGTTGTATGGCATGGCGTCAGCGTTTGCTGTGGACAACCAGTTGTCGCTCGCGCCCAATGCAATTATTTGTATTAATGCCATGTACATGTATAAAAACAAAATAGGATGGTAAATCGCAACGCATTTCAGTACCCGTATGTAGTTGTTGATACCGCGATATAAGAATAAAGCTGTTGTAAAATACAAATGCCACTAGAAGATTGCAGAAACATATATCTTGGCGTAACGCCAAATCATATCCATGTATATCTCGGCAAAGCTTCCGCCGACCTAGCAGGATTCTTCTATGAAAGAGCCGGTATTGAGTTCCACACTGAAAAGACTGGCATCGCGCTGGGCGTAAATGACTTCTCTTACCTTGTCAACGTTGGCGCAGCAGTCTTCAAGCGTAAGCCATTAGAGGAAGTGGTTCGCGATCTAAATGCCATCCTTGACGCATACAATGTTTTCCGTGAAAACGGATTCAAACTACCAGATCATGTGACGCGTACCAGAGAGTTTCTGTTAACTGAAATCTACAATGGCTTACATAAGGTCTTGTATAACAAAGCCGAAAAAGTTGCAATTTACGTTGCCAAAACCGATCTACCGGAGTATACTGCCGACTCCATCATTACTTGCCAGGATTGGATGGCCGCCGCAGATTATATGCATGAACACATGGAACAAGTCACGGTCACAGGTGATAGGGTCGTGCACCTCATGTGCAACATGTTTCACCGAAAGAAGTTCGATTATCACGAGCTCAATAAAAAGTTGTGCGCATTCCAAGAGTTGTACATGAATATGAAGGTGAAAACAAAGTAGCAACTCAAATAATACATTTTTCCTTACATGAACTTCTTTATATACTGGAAGCCATGCAACGATTCCGGAATTCCCAGAACTTTCATATAGCTACGCATGACAGGCGCCATATCATCGCAATGGTTCTTAAACATGTATTTCATGGCATCATGGAATGGTGTATCTTTATGTGGCAATTTGATGTTATTATATTTCAAAAGCGATTTCAATATGTTCGGATCCCATATTATGGTTTTGATAACTTTTTTCACCGTCCGGTAATATTCATTGTCTTTGCGTTCTTTGGGTTTCATACCAATCAAATCATAATAAGAATGTCCATGCGTCAGTAGCATCATGTCAGATAGAACTATTCTAGTTTTATTCTTATCCCTACAATGTATTGATGCATTGTCAGTAAGCTCAACACTAGTGATATGGGGATGCTCTTTCTTCATCAATTTAATCAAGAATCGAGAAAGGACAATACCTTGATATGCATCGATTGTTGGACTTACACATGCTTTGAACTTTTGAATACTAGCAATATAAAGAACATCATCATTTATCTCACCGCGAACACATTCTGGTTTATTAGTAGGATTTGGTAATTGCTGTGCAATAGTGTATTCTACTTCATCGTCATGTGTTTTGTCTTTATTGACCAAAACCGTGTATGTTTCGTTTTTATATCTAAACTTGTGTTCAATCAAGTTACTGCCACCCTTTATCTTATGTAATACTTGATTATGTGTCAATAGTATGTGTTTTCCTATCTTCATATTTATGTACTATAATATATGAAGATAGGAAAAATAACTTAACGTGTGATCACATGACAACCGCTACAAACTTACCTGGGTTGTTGAAGCGACTTGTTTTGATATATGTACGTCCATTACTATCTTTTTTCTCGACTTCTACATTCTCTTCATAGGTTTTTACTCCAAATATTGGTGTCAGTGTCACATACTTGCGAAACACCATAGTTGTATGTTTACTGTTGTTTGTACGTACAATTGTAGCTCTAACCGGTACGTTATCTTCATGATCTATATTGACAACTATCTGAGTATCTGGAAAACATGATTCAAAGTCTTCTTTTGTAAGTTTCATACAAAATAAATTAGGGGAATCATTTTTCGTAGGAAAGTGGAATGTGTAGTATTTGTATATTTCATCATAAATCAGACGCTCTATATAGCACCTTTCTATCAATGGACGGCGTCGTTGAATTTCATGTTTAGACAATTCTGCAGTACAAATAAGATTACCTTGTCGATGTTCAAAATATGTTATGCCTTTGATGAATTCTTCAAATAACGATGTAACATGTGATGTGTACCTTGAAATTTGTAGTTTATTGTATATTTTGTCATGAAGCGAGCGATTCGTCTTTGCTATTATAGGTTTCATTCTCTGTAGCTCTCCTTGGTATTTTTCCTTGAAGTAATAAAGCTGTGTTTCATTTGCTTTTTGTAAACGTTTGATGAATGACTGTAAAGTAGGATCAATATTTATTGTTTGTAGATACTGTATCTTTCTACAATCAGTCATGAGACGAGACAATGCATCTTCGAGACCTTTTTCAATATCCATCTACATACATATCATAATTCAGTAATGTACATCGAGACACTTTGTATCACCAGCTCGAATGAATAAATCGCAGTCGCTTTGCCGATTCTGATAGAGAAACAAACGCTTTTGTATGCTTTCAATGATTTTTTCAAGTTCGGCAACTTTTGTTTCCAACTTCTCAATACGATCCATCGTGTAATACCTACCTTCAAGTATCTTTATATAGTTGTCATTTACATAATGACCACCATATTGCTCATACGCATCTGCTTGAAAGAATCAGTTCCATCACAGAAACGATCGACCCATGTTTTTGTGATATAAAACTGGGTACTCGTATCTATCAAGAATTCTGCCTCCTCATATTTGCTCACACCCGCTAGTAACAAAAGTTTGTTTTTGATAGGTATCATGATGCGCATGAAACAACAGTCAAAACTCATAAATTCTGTAGCTACATGAACTGACGAAGAACATGACATATATCCTCTGGAAACTTGAATCCGATTTGACGTATCTTGCATGTACTTTCGCAAGAAGTGATCAGTGAAAGATCCTCTGTATAGTACCATTGTTGATTGCGTAATCGGCGCCATTCGTATGATGTCGTGTATGGAATCCGCATATACTTACAAGGCGGATACCCAGAAACGGTCAAAGCTTAGTTTATTTGCGAGCTTGCTATATGACTTGTATCGCTGACTCAGAAGCTGTTTTGGATCGGTGAGTACTGCAATATGCTCTCTATCAGTAGAAGACAATTTGTGTGTAAATAGTATGTTTGTAGCATTGAGTGGATACCTTTCAAAAACATGTAGCGCTGGAAAAAATAAGGGGTGGTAATGTATATCATGCCATATAAATCGTTGTAGATAATCTGTAAAATCATCTACATCTAGATCGCCTCGTATATATTTGTTTACCAGTTCGTCACCCTTGAATGTGTATCCATATAGGTTGAAAAGTTGCTCTTTCTGTAAAGATGTGATGTACTCGTTCTGTTTCTCAATCCACGATGCATCAAGCGGATATACGTCATCCTTTTCGTTGACGTATACGTATTCATCAGCATGTACTTTTCTTGCATCCATCTCAACCTTGGTAAAGACAACTGGAGTATCTATTGTCTTTTCGCTCATGAACGCGCGTAAGTAGTTAATCGCAGACATCACATTGAATGTTGTGCGATGTATAATACGTTGATAATCGCACTCTTTGTTCATCTTGTTTTTGTGAGCTAAACGCGTACGTGCTTTTGATGCTTTGGTGTGCAATGTTTGTGATATGATGGATGACATGAACAGTTTATTAATATAATACATAAAAATGTCGCACTCAATGTTGAAATTGGTGATACTGAATAGTGAATGTCAAATCTTCGCAAATACGTCGCGCGTATCTATTATGAATATGAATGAAATCATCGCATACATCATGGTTCATAGACCCATCCGTGTTTTCTGCCCATGCAGGTGACGGTATGAACAATATATCGTTGTGGTGGCACATCCATTGCAACTTCGCGTTGAGTTTCTGTCTCCATCGGACACGTTCATCGAATGTACCGCGTATAGGGTACTTTTCATCATGATGGATCGCATTTCGAAAAGGCGGCACAATGCCACGGACACCAATGTTTGCGTTATGTTTATAGCGGTATTCGATCAACGAATTGATGAATCTAACAGCAAGATCGCGAATGACTTCATCTTCCTCCCTGTGTTTCTCATGTATCTGTATGTACATGTGGCAACGACAATCTATCTCCCCCACGACAACTATCAAGACATCTCCTGTGCCAGGATAGGTTGCACCGGACACACTACTGTTGATAACTGACTCCCCCCTGACCCCATCCCTTCCCACAAGGACAATTCGTGGGAAACAATCATATACTTCTGTGTGTGATTCTCCCATGACATAGACAGTCATCGCCACTCTATATACTTGAATAATAGTCAAAATGTTTTACGAAATTTGTACGTAATTCGTCACAATGTTTCACTTGGCAAAACAAAAAGTGAAACACTAACACTCGCCATACCATCATATCATCATCATGGCGCACCATATCCCCAACGACGTGGTGGACTCCATCATTGCGTTTGCGTTACGGTCTGCAAACTATAAGGAGGCTGCGAAACTGGCGCTGGTAAACAAGAAAGCGGCGACTATGTACAAAGTGTACAAAGTGAATGCGGAAGCCGTGGTGGAAGATCTGGTGTCGGAGATCATAAGGCTCAAGACCAACTCCACTGCCTTCTTCAAGGTTTCCATACGAGCAATCGTCAAAAACAAGGTTATGTTCGATCTCACCATCAACCGCAAGGCAGCTTCCATGACCGACTTTGATGCACTGGGAACCAACCGCGGCTATGCTAGGAACGATCCAACACTCATGCGGAGCATGTTGTTGAAGATGGTCAACACCCCGAACCTTGGGGACATTCGCACGAAGTTGACATTTGGTAGCCTGGATCAGAACACCGTGCTTCCTGCTGCCATGCGCTTTGTGCAGTTCATGAATACCAGATGCAAACACAAATAAGGGCTTTCATCGCCCCACCAACACATAGTGGCAGATGTTTTGGTGCCAAAAATGGCATTTGCAGTACTTACTTCTTGCAACATACCGCCGCCTACGCCTTCACCGAGTCTTGCAACATTACCAACCCACGGGCGGCATCAAACCCCTCCAGGCTGAAATAGGTAGCATACGCGGGCAGCCCTAGTGCATTCGTGCGCCAATACTCCACCGTGACCTCCTCGCCGATGTATGGAGGTATTTGGCTGACCATGCGCACGCGGACAACGCCACGCCCTTTCATCATACAAATCAGTGACTGCTTCTTCTCGTCGTACCCCACCACTTTGACGGTTATATAGCCCATGGTGGTGATGTCGCGCGTGTGTACATAACCTGCCAAATATGGTATGTTTCATTTTTTGGACGCGCCACTTGCTACTTCTCACAATTTGTGCACCACTTCCACATATATTGCAAGAATTCCTTGTTCGCTACAGGAAACCCACTCGCATCTCCAATGACGTAGTCTACTTCACAATACGGACAAAACACCGTTGATTCTTGTGTCCCATCATGGTTGCTTGCAATGCAATGGTCTTCAAACGTGATGATGCTTGCAGCACCCTGCACATTGGCTCCGTTTGACAGGTACGTGTGAGAACTTGCCTGCTCGTACAAAGCTCCATCGTTGTATTACACGTGATATTGTTATATACTGATAAAATCAAAATGATTATAAAGATATAACAATATCACACACTATATTTCATCAATGGAGCCACTATGGTATTTCCTCGACGTTGCATTCGATGTAGCTGCAAGAGAACCACTAAACTTGGACATCGCAGACATGTTCATGGCAGCTGAAGATTTCTGCAATCACCTTATGGTCGACGATGACGCTATACCATCGCGCCACAAGCACATGTTCTCACTGCGGAAAGAAGGATTTATGCAACAAGCAAAGTTCCCCTGGTACTCGAGCAAAACGTTGCTAACAACGCCATTGGTTCCAGAACTTCAGCACGACAGAAATTCTATTCTTTACAGGTTCGAGGAGTTTTTGATAGGCGAAGACAAGTACCATTGCGTTCTGAATGAGTTGTATCGCGAGTGGTTGATCAACGACAAAGAGTTCTATGTAATCTTTGACGCACATGGCGCCCCATGTGGGCGCGCGGTGACGTGGAAAGAGGCGGATGCCATTTGCGAGAAACAACCACTGTATCAGTGGGATATCAGAAAGAAAACAAAATTTGCATCGCTGCCCATCTTGACTGTTTCGGATGTATGAGGATGAATACAAAACAAGATATGTGTATAATGTTATTACGTTGTATTATACCTCAGATATCGGCAAACCGATATCTGAAAATTTTATATGGATATTGTATAGATGATTTCATCAAAAGACTTTCTTAAGAAATATACAAACATACCAAACAGTTTTATTGATGACTTATACAAAATGTATAATGAAAGCACTTTGCCTACTGATATTGTTATTGATGTAGACTATGTTGCAAAATGGTTGCATGTACCTAAATTTCGTATTCTTGAAACACTCAGACACAGTTATGAAAAGAATGTTGATTACTCTGTTGAGAAAACACAAGATCCAAATAAAAAGGTGGCACGTGCAAACAATTACAAAAAAGTCCTTCTGACTCCAGAATGTTTTAAGCTTCTTGCTATGCGATCTGCGACAAAGAAAGCAGATGAGATTCGGTCTTACTTTATTGAAATCGAGACGACGCTTCTCAAATACAGGCAAGATCTGGTAGATGGCCTTGAGCGGCGAGTTGCGGAACTCGAACGCAACCAGCAGCCTCAATACACTCTTCGCGACTCTAAGCGCGGCATGATATACATCATAAAGGCGCACGAGGATCGCGATGACATCGTCAAGCTCGGCCGCACGAAGAACTGGCGAAAGCGCTTGTCGAATCACGCAAGCAGCCGCGCGGACGACCCTCATGTGTTATATCAATACGAGTGCGACGATGTTGAGGAAGTGGAAGCCTGTGTGAAAGGTCTCATCAAAAAGTACAAATACAGAAAGTATAAAGAGGTCTACCAAGCCGACGTTGATATGATCAAGTACTTTGTACAAGGATGTGCGAACCTGAAAATGAAGTACAAGTCTCGCAAGTCCAAACGCGAAATCAACGGCGGGTACTACATCGCCGTGTTTCGAGAAGAAGACGCGGAATAGGCACAAAATATCGCGTCGTGACCGTTTCCAACTTTCACTAAACGCAAGATACGAATGAGTCTGAGTACGCCAAAAAACCTTAGTTCAATGGTACATATGTAGCTAGAAAGTTGCCATAGCCCCAATCAGAGGGGTCCCAAGTGAATGCTGATGGGAGGCGATTGAGGATCCCGGGGCTCTGCATATTGTATATGCGCCACGAGTCATCAAAGAGCGCAAATATATCATACAGGGTCTCCTTGGTGTCGAAAAGACATCCTCCGACTTCAAATTGAATGAACCTTATTTTCTTGTTGTCAATGTATTTCTTGGCATTCTTCAAGATAGTGTATTCGTAGCCTTCTGTGTCTATCTTCACAAAATCGACACCGGTATCTTCTAGACCAAATTCATTCATAACACTAGTGAACGACTTTACAGGAAGATAGATCGGATCTCTGCTTTGGACATGTAACTTGCGTTCAATGAAACTCTCGGTATTTGTGTAAAAGGTAAGGGGTTTGTCCTTATCACCGACACCATATGGACATAGCGTCACTTTTGGATTGCTTTCAAACTGATCATGCAATTCCTTTGCGAAGTTGGGCAACGGCTCGAACATGTAAATTGAACTCGTTGGGAAGTACCTAGGCATTATTGAGTTCTTTGCACCAATATCGAACACAGTTGTGATATTTTGTGTATTATTGAGCCAGTCCCACAGCGTTTCTTCGATGATTTCTACACCATGTCCCCAATGAAATGGCTCTTGAACGACTCGCATATAACACTACAAGCAAACATCACAAAAACATCCAAGAATTTTACGCATAAGATTTAGTACATAGATTCGTTTGATTTGTTCAAATATTTATTGTCGCTGTTTGTATGAGCATACTGGACAACTGTGGTATAGACTGTGTATACTTTGTAGTTGTACCCGCGCTCTATCCCGATAGATACGAATATTTACGAAACTACGTTGCAGAAAACAAATGGACAAAAGTCAAGTTTTGGCAGAGCATAACTCCTAACGAGCTGCCAAATGATGAGCGTAAGTTGTATACGTATGACGATCCCCGCGATAACGAAATTTTCAGAATGAAACATTCGGCGACAACACTACAGCCATGCTATGAGAATATCAACCATAACATTATGAACACACATCATGTTTGTTTGTACCATGCAAACGATGAGATATTTCGTGATGCATACAAAAACAATTACGACTGTATCGCCATACTCGAAGATGATGTCTTGTTTGATATTGACTTTCCCATCAAGTTCAAAGATTACATGCAACAGTTCGTACGCAGTGACGGTGACATTCTGAGTATTGGTGACGGTTGTAAGTTACACGCCAATCCCAAGAGCTTCACACAAATCTCGGCAAACCTATGGCTCAACCACAAACCCCATGGAAGGTGCACAGATTCAAACATATACAAGAAAAACGCTATTCAGAAAATGCACAAGTACTATGAGAGTCGGCAAAAACGGCATCACAATATAGATTGGGAGTACAACTGGTTGTTTGAACAACTTGGTTTAAAATTTATCTGGGCGGAACCAACAATCGTTACACAAGGCAGTCAACTTTGCTGAGTTCATGGAGAACATACCCTGTATACATTGCATGGGCAGATGGAGACAGAAATGTGCGAACAAACTCGTGCGAAGCTGTCAAGTATGTATTATAGTCAATTGTTTTGTCCCTATTGATAACTTCTAAGATCGTGTTGAAATCGTCAAAAGGAATATAGTGTTTATATTCCTCCAAGAAGGGATAGTACCAATTCATATTGTTGGATATCTTCTTTAGACATATACTATTTGAAGCCATAATCCATGGTAATCTATCCCACGCGCATGTGTTTCCATCTACATTGATAAGATATTTGCACGTGCATTGTTCGTCAACTGTCATATTGTGATGTAGCAACTGTTGATGCATTGGGTAAGCCTTGGCGACGGCAGATTCTTCGATTTGCACTATATTGGAAATATATGCCCTCACTGATGGCGTACCCCGTGCCCAATCGCATAGTTTGAGCCGATCGTTTCGCAATGGATCCCTGTCGCCAGTTGTACATCCAATGAATAGGGCGGTGTCTTCTTTTTGTTCAAAAGCTAGTTTATCAACGATTTGCGTGCGACCATAGTAGTTGTTGATCGCGTAGTAGTCTGGGATCAGAATTTGTCCGCGATTGTCTTTCTGCCTTGAGAATACAAGTACACCTGTCAATGAGGCGTCTTGATTGTAGCTATCGTGCAATCCGATAGCAAACCGCCCATTAATAGGTAGTGGGCATGTTTGAGCTACATTTTCAAGATACTGTAATACTGCAAAGCAACGATCGCGGAAGTTAGCACAAGCAATGCGAACAACAGACACTTTACGGTCACATATGTCTACGATAAGGAAACTATCGTCTAGTTTATCGATATTCTGCTTGGATATGAAATTCTTGCATTCGTCTCTCGCTCGTTCCTGAATAAGGTTCGTTGTATTATATACCTCTCCTTTCTGTAGATTCCAATAATTCCACTCCGCAATGGGATCGTTATAGAATAGATGGTAATTGCGGTATTTTGGATCATTTTCTCCGCAAGGCTGAGCAGTTGAAAGCGCAATATATACGTCTGGATTATAGGGGTTCAAGAAACATGCCCACCAAGAAAACGTGCTATTAAGGGCAACCACCACCTTGGAGCACGTGATATCATCAAAATCACTTTGAACAGTATTATCCACACACTTTATAGTCGCATTGTACCCGTCGTCTCTGAGTGCATTACACATTTTGTGTGTATAAGCATGGTGTGGTTCCTCGGAAACGATGAGAATATGCTTGGTAGGATACCTCGCAGCAACTTGTTTCGCAAAATCAATGAAACTGCCGCCGTCTTGTAGAGACTGATGTGCTACATCGCCTAGACGAATGTGAATAGCTACCCGGTCTTGCATCGGAAGCTCAGGCGAGCGGCGGAATAACTCGCGTACATAAGACGCTTTTGACTTCACAAGTGAAGCATTCTCTAAATACTTGTCTAGTATGATTGGTTTTTTGTTCTCGGAATGATCGCGGATGATGGTATCGATATCAATAGTGTGTGCATTATCGGTATGAGAATAATTGCATGCGCGAGGATCAAAATACGGATATTCCAGTGTGGGAAGTTGCATGTTGGGATAGACAGATGTATCGATATACAGCCCATCGTGTATATGCACACGAAGCGGCCATCCCAATTTATCCGCTATAAACTTAGCAACCCAGTATTGGAACATTTGGTTCCCGCGTCGACCCTTAATGTTCGCAAACACATACGTCATAATTGCGTGTAGTTTATGTGCGTGTAAAATCTTTAAGTTTGTTTGTTCAATGATTAATATAGATAGTAAGATGCTCGTTCCGGACGTTTTCAACAGATTCAACATTAAACCGTGCGGAATCATTCATGTCGGAGCTCATGCATGCGAAGAACGCTGTTTGTACAACGAAGCTGGTGTACCTGACGAAAGAATTCTTTGGATTGAGGCAAACCCAAATTTGGTCGAAAATGTGAAACGCACCATGCCATCAAGCGTACATATCATACAAGGTGTAGTATCAGATAAAGAAGAAGATGTGTCCTTCATGGTCACAAATAACATGCAGTCCAGTTCGATTCTTGAGTTCGGAACACATAGGGTACAACATCCTGACGTGTATGATATTGGCAGGATGCAGTTGCGCACCACTACGCTGCCACAACTACTGCAGAAACATGATATATCACCGTCTCTATACGATTTCATTGCCATGGATATTCAAGGTGCAGAGTTACACGCCCTACGCGGAATGAAAGACATCATTCCAAACTTCAACAGTATTTATCTTGAGGTCAACACGGACGAGGTATACAAAGGTTGCGGCCAACTTCCAGAAATAGAAGAGTTCCTTGGCTGCTACGGGTTCCACCTTGTAGAAAAGGTCATCACATCGCACGGCTGGGGCGATGCATTGTTCATGCGCAATTAAAGAATAACACATTAATACAAGATTCTACGTACTTCCGAAATTCAAATATCATAACTAAATACTTAAGAGAATATACAATATTGTGTTTAAACATGTTCGAACCATGTGTGACCGAGTTTTCAGACGTGAGCAACACCTTTTACATACAAAACGTGACACCTGAAGCCATGCAAACAATCGTGATTCCTAAAGCCACAGAAAGATTAGTGATAAAAGGAGATTTCTTGGATGAGCTCGTCATTCCCGAAGGTGTAGTGACGTGTGTTTGCCCCGGCCTTGGAATCAGAAAACTCGTCGTACCAGACGGAGTGGAATTCTTGTATTGCAATCGTAATAACATCAGAGAGCTCGAGCTCCCGGAAAGCATGTACATAGCAGATGTTAGCTACAATCCTATGTATTTTTTGCATATTCGCGGTGATCATCCGGAGCTTGGGCGCATTCGAATGACCAACCTCAAAGTAAAGAGTTTCATGGCGAAAGTGAAAGAAGGTTGCGAAATTCACATGTCCAACAATCCAAACCTCATTGAGCTCTCGTCGGAAGTCCAACACGCAGCATGGTCGAACCCGTTTGAAGACGACGAGTTCACGTTTTAGAAAATGGACAAAATCCTTTCTCACAAAACTCGTCGTACATGGTCTGATTTCTGATGTGCACAGCATGAATTGTGAGATCAAACACGGGACATGCCTTGAAAACGTAGTCTGGACAAGCCTTCAATATGTTCAGTACGTCAGCCGTATGTGCCGCTTTCAACACACGATCATCCTTCACCATCGCCGACAGTCCTGCGAGGCTTCCACCCATTTCCTAGGCAACCACTTGCACTACTTCCTGGCAAATGCTATGCGACGAGTAATGTTCGCGAAGGCGGCTATTATAACAACAACGGAGAATGGAGGTGTCATATTGGTGTAAACATTCTGATTCAAACCACGTTCGTGTTTAATACTCGTCATCAATCCAGTGGTCACATGTCTCTCCGGTATGTACATCGTACGAGCTCTTGCGGATTGTCCACGTTTGTTCGATGTCGTGGTTCGTTTGTAGAACTGTGAAACACATTCGTATACGCCCGTCACTTGAATAGTCATCAACAACTATGTCAACTATATTTGTTTCGGTTCTGTTGAAGTATGTGAAGTGTGAGATAGGCGAGCAGTATGGGTAATCAATAGTCCTTCTTTGTTTATACAACATGCTCCTTTTTTTGAGGTGCGTATCCAATTTTGATTTCAGAACGGCATCCACAGAAACCTTACCAGGTCTCAATGCGAACTCGTCCTTGAATGCCAGGTATGCGTCGATGCTGAGATCCGATGCCTCCATGATCGTAGCAATGATATCATTGGGTAGGTGCGCCATTTTACTTTTGTTACGTGCCAGCTTTTTGTACACACAATCATTTTTTATCCAAGCTCATACTAGGTTAGGTTCTATAGTGAAATATGGCTGTCCATTTCGTATATGTGTCAAGATAGTCCTTGCCGCCCGGGAACCTTGTGTAGATTGCACCTGGTGGCAACGATTTGATCTCTTTCACCACGAGCGCTCGGGATTTGTTGAAGTTGTAGCGACGGCGCGATAGATAGCCCCGAACATGCTTCTGTATTCTGATGATATGTGGGGTCATCAGAAGATACACATAATCTTGACATATGGTTTCCACCGCATGAGCCATATCCTCATCCACTTTGAACATGGGATAATCCACAACTTCGCCATTATCTAGAGTGAGTTGTGTTTGTCCGTAGTACCTGGTGAGGGCTTGACCGCTATAGCAGTCTTTCAAATAAGTAAGGGTTTTGGCATAATTGAGTGGATCAAAAGGAAAGTGGGATTGATGCAGTTGTTGCAAGTAGTACCTATCTATGATGGACATCTTATGCGTACAATCTATTTTGACATACCCCTCATCTTCTTCGTCACTGTTCTTCAAGATAACACTCAATATGGGTTGTCCGTGGCAATAAGAAAGGTTGGCAGATACCACAATGATACCTGGAAACTCATAGCGCAGCTGCATATGTAGGGTTGTATACATATACACCAAAAACTTTATATCACATCGGCTTTTGCCAATAGCTCGCGACCTTCGTCTGTTTCTTCCAAACACTCCCTGAGTTTTTGAGACATCTTATCGCATTCTTTCTGGTATTCTATGAGAACATCTGTCTTGTTTAGGAATGATCTGATGAACAAACATATCATTTTCCAAATGCCTTGAACCAGTCCTCGCCAACCATAATGATGAGCAAGTTCAAACATGTACACAGCTGATCACATAGTCTTTAGGTCATTTTCACGCGAATATAAGGCAGTATGACAATGGATGCCTCAATGGATCTCGAGAATATCATAGACACAACTACTATGTCCCCTCAGGATAAGGCGATCTTGATGTTGATTGAACGGGTAGAACACCTTGAGGATGAGGTGAACAAATACAAGAAAGATGTCCTTGTTCGCGATATACTTGCATCAGACGATAAGTGCACAGTGTATATAGATACATTCATGTATCTGCTTGACATACCACCTTGCGATAGGTCGCCGAATGACATGGTGAAAGAAATTGCATGTAAGTACAGGAATGGAGTTAGTAATCGCGTTCTGCAACTAAGCGCGCTCACAAACAAACCTATATGGGAACTAACCCCCGGCGACCTGTGTTGGAGGTATTCCGAGGCTGGTAACAACATATACGCCGTTCTAGTTGCGATGACCCACGAAGAACTCGATGGCCTTTGGCGGTACATGTTGATAAAAAATGATTATGTCGTACTATGATGCATTCAAATACAAAATGATTTCCCTTGCTTTTGTGGGATGTTTCTTGTATAGTGTTATTGCTGTTCCGATAATCTTTGCTCTGATACATAGTGACACATGGTTTATGTTTGTTGTCAGCATATTGGCACTATGTATCCTGACTTATCTTACGATGTATGTGGTGTGCGTTATATTGTCGTATTTCTTTCACGAACGATTCAGCATAGCACGAAATGTACTCATGAAAGAATTGAAACACCATAATGATGCCGTATACATGTTGCGAAGCATGCTATTTGACGTCACCACACCGCCGGTATTAACACATTATACATTTCTCTCTCAGGAAGATGACGTGTGTCCCATTTGTCTCAACACAATCAACCACATGGCGTATACATGTCCAAAGTGCAAGAATCACACCCACATGAGTTGTATGATAACCATGCTCAATGCATCCCGAGAGGCACCATGGCTTCGCGCCTGTCCATTCTGTCGACATGAGGTTTATTGCTAGAAAAAGGCCGTTCTCAGAAAAATTTGGCGGCCACTTTCAAAAAATGACCCCCCCCCCTCGGTATAAATTCGTACAAATCCGCACTGGGTTTTCGAAATGCGCCCTACCTACCTCAAAAACAAACCGTATCAATATGAGCTAATTTGCCATTTTTTAGGTATAAATTCGTACACCATTTATACTTTTGGTATAAATTCGTACACCATTTTGTTTTACCCGTTCATACATACCATGTATGGTCTCAGCCCGACAAATTATTTTAGGTATAAATTCGTACACCATTTATACCAACAAAAATTTAAGACATTGGTATACAGGAACAGTAACATGATACACGAATGTCCGCGATGTGGGTATGCAACCGATGTGAAGTCCAACTTCATTAAACATTTAGTACAACGACGGACACCATGCCCATGTACGAAAGCGGATGTTTCATTAGACACGCTCATAGCAGAATATACGCACACGATGGCAAAAATGTACACGTGCGAATCATGTGAAAAGAAATTCAGTTCGCGTTCCGGACTCGGATACCATAAGAAACATCATTGTAATCCGGAAAGCCAACGTTTGGCAAACATAGAAACCGCATTGCACAAACTCACCGAACAACTCGCAGAACATTCAAAGATCAATAGTGCCAATATCGGCAACAGTTATACAACTACAACGAACAATGTAGGCTCCAATTCTGGAACTATCAATAATGTGAACATCAATATAGAAATCAAACCGTTCGGCCAAGAGACCACCGACCACATACCCAAAGAGGTCGCCATCAAGTGTTTCAAACGGGGCGTGTATGGGCTCATAGACATGTTTGATATGATATATTTCAACGCCGATGTTCCCGAAAATCATAACGTGAAGCTGAAAAGCCTCAAAAACAAGTTGGTCGAAGTGTTCAAAGATCCAAATTGGGAAACCCATGATTTCGCCACAACCGTCGATACGATGATCAGCGTTTCGCGAAGTCACATGATGAAAGAAGTTGATTACAAAGAAGTAGCTACAAATATAGACTTGCTACAAACCGCAAACAACATGATGAGCTTGCCGCCGAAAAAAGTAAAGGACATCCACAATCATGCCAAAGCCCGCCTGGTAAATCGAAGGGATACCACCGCCTCAGTTGTAGCTCCACCTATGGAGGCGGAGAAGGCCAACTGAAACGAAACACTAGATCTTCGATTTTGTTACTTTTTCTGGTATTGTCTATAACAAGACAATCGAAATTCTCAGTACATTGATCCATCATCTGGGAAAAATCTTCAAACGACTTGAACATACCTGCATATTGTTCGTATAAACGACGCTTATGTTCAACATCGGTGTCTTTGAAAATGAAAACGAAATCTATACATGCACGCAGGCGTGGCGGTATTGAAAGTGGATAGGGCATTGTGATCATCGAACATACTTGTAGCTGCCGGACATTGTTGAATATATATGCCATGTTTTTGGAGGTTTTCCAATTGATTTGATGGCAGCAGTTGTCTAGTATAAGAAATGCGGCGTTTTTTTGTGACTCCTGCTTTTCAATAAACGCCGTTAAGGTGTCTTCCATTAACTCATTCGGTACCTGGTGTATTGGGTTTATAATGAGACCTTTTTCTATCGACGTATGAAGCGACATGATGTGATTCAAACAAACGGTCTTGCCCACGTTGCGCCTACCGATGAAAATCGCAATACAGTCTGTTCTCATCGACTTTGGATCAAACTCGCGGATCTGCTGCATTTTATACACCGATGAAACTTTAAAATGATCCTATAGAGAACTCATCTTTTTCACCGTTGAGGTTTCTCATCCTCGTGTACAATTTGGGTATGTACCACCGATGTAGTGGTACTGATAATTTCTTTGTTTGATTTACGACACAAGTATTCTGGTCGTTTTTTGCCGTTTACATGATGTTCCACTATCCTATAGATGTTCAAAGAACTATTCACATCCCTGTTCCACAAACCTGAACATGTCTTACACATGAGAAGCCCGTGACGTATGATGATTTCGTTCTTTTTCCATGGTCGTGGATTGGCGCATTCGCGAAAGGTACTACACTCTCCTTCGCATTTGTGACATCTGCAACTCGTTCTAAACTCGTCTACGAGGTAGACGTCATATCCTGCTTTTCGGAACAACTCTCGCATTCCTTTCCCTTTTGTCGGTTCTTTGTACTTCATTTGCTTTCGCTGTTCCCAATCTCCAAATCCAATGATAATATCCTTTGGTGATCCAAAGATGTAGCCAAAGCGGTTTATCATCTTTCGTTCTGAACGCTTCCTATTCATGAAAGCATCCCATTTGAGTTTTCTGAAAATTCTACCCTCGTAGAATGTTAGCAACTTTGAATTGATTTCATTCTTCTTCTGTAGATATGCATTGAATGCATCAATATCCAATGTCTTGCGATTATAGTTACTCAGTTCTGTTTCCCATCCTTGAGGTGTTTTACCATCTATTTTCACCGTCGTCTTCAACTCATTTCTGATATTACGGTATTTCTTATCTTTTGTCTCCTTTCGCTTTTGGTCTTGTGTGTACCGGAACGTCTTGATATCACCATTATCTGTCTTTGTGGAACAGAATATGATATCTGACTTGTTGGGGTCTATTCCGACAATTTTCTTTCCTTGCAACATTTTCGGTTCAATGTCGTCAATATACTTTTCTTTTTCAATTACTTGCTTTGGTTTGTATCGCTTACCAGCAACTTCCTTTTTCACCCATAGGATGGAACATGCAACGCCATCGGTTTCTATCATGTAGTTGAATTGGTATGGATTATTAGATTGCGTTGCAAAACATTTCTTCTCAGTGCGAAAGAAGTAGTTCCATATATCTGCTTGTTTCCTCACCAGATTACCTTTCGTCAGAAGCTCTTCCTTTGTTCCATACTTGTCCCTGTTTTCAGAGTTGATGAACAAAGTGACTATAGATGTCGTGTCAAACCGGATGTATTTTGGGATGATATCAGAGCGTAATGGGAATATGTTGTAGACTGATTGTTCATGTTGTTCAACGAATTTCATCATGTACAACATACACGATAAATAGTCTTGCGGACTGCATTGGATGTCATAACGGATATTATCTTTCTGATATTTTCTGTTGGGGCGAATATGGGTAATGTGTTCTTGTAGCTCCGTAGGAAATGAACTTTGTTCTCCATCAAGTATTTGTTGTTTGATTTTTCGTAGAGATGATAGAAATGCATGTTTTTCTTCTTTGCTCATGTTGTTGCATTTGTCTTTCTTGTTGAACAGAACATTGATAAAACGTTCCAAGTATTCTACATAGTGTTGTTTGATGTTTGTTTCGTATAGTGTCACGATATCAGTACAAAGATACAACAACACATTGCTCATGTTTTTGTATGTGAGAACTTCTCCTTGAACCATACTCGGTTTGTAGTGTTGGCGATGGAAGGCGGTGAGTTTTGCTTTTAGTGCAACTGTTGTATCATTTGGTGGACGTCCTTGTTTTTTCTTCTTTTCTTGTTCTGGAAGTTGTTCAACGCTTTCTTCACATATCACTTTCATGATGTTCAAGACGAGTGGTTCGTCAATATAAGGGATCGTTTGTGTTGTATCATAGTGATGAAGGAAGTATAACTTCATGAATTGTAGAGTATGTATAACGATTTTGTGAGCCGACATCACTGTATGTAGTATAACATCTTGATGTTCAGGAAACTTGACGATATTCTTTAGAGTCTGCTTGATCGCCCGGTAATTTGGTAGAGGTTTGTCAGGTGGTTGTTTCATTGTACCGGGACGTTATGGTATGAATTTTAATAACGGGTTATCCTTATATAGTTTTGTAAAAATTGAATGACGAAATGGATTTAAAAAATACGATATACACTACACAGAGTATTGTTATAAAACAAGCACGATGAGTAACTTAAAATCAAAACTAAAAAATCTGACGAATGGGAAAAAATATGTTGCCTCTCTATTGCATCAATATAAAGAAAATGACACAATACAGAACGAAGAAATACTTGATTTACTACAATACCATCCAACTAAGCATATAAATAAAAACAATATTGAGTTTGTGGTATTAAGAAAAAGAAAACCTTACAATACTTTAGCATTATTTTATAAGTACAAAACCAGTGAAAAAATAGATGATGTATCGTACGTGTTATGTATTCAAAATATATTTGGCAAGTACAACCGTGATAGCCAGTATGTTGCTGATGTTCTAACTGCATTCAGGAATGAAAGTCATATAGGAACAAAAAAACATTATTTCTTGAATAATACAACAAATTCAAATGGGATATTCATCGGAACTTGCTGCCATTGTAATCATTCAACAAGTAATATAACGACTGATCATCATATTGTACCCTTTAAACAGATATTTGATTCATTTATTAAAGAACACAACATAGTGTTATCAGATGTTGATGTTTTTGAGAATGATGAAAACGAGCTCAGATTAACTGACACAGTATTGGCTTCAAAATGGTTGACATATCATGATAAAAATGCGAAATATAGATTATTGTGCAAATCGTGTAATAGTCATTTTGGTTCCTACGGATACATGCAATGATATGTTGGAATAATTGATTGTGTAATTGCCCTATAATCTACCCCTTCTTCTTAGTGAAAGTATATCTCTTTGTTCTTACTGTTATCCCATCTTTATTTTTCATTTTGCAATCTCTACTCACGATATCAAAATCGTCTTTCAGTAGATGTTTGATGATTGACATCCAAGGTCTTTGAATACGCTCAGGATATGAGAACGCGGTAACACGGCTCATTGAAAAGAATGTTCTGATACGTGGGAGAAGCTGCATTATTTTGGTTTGTTTTTCTTCGTCATTGTCTACATGGTACAATACGATACTATTTTTGTCATCAAGACAAATAATATTCAGTAACTCAGCCTTGATATCTTCCTGTTCTGGACGATATAACTCATTCTTGAATCTCATTGTCAATGCGTCTTCATACAATATTACATATATCATATACCAGCGTCTTATATGGATTTCTTGTATGTTGGATGCTTCTTGACTTCTCTCATAATTGGTTCAGGCTTCTCACCATACGCAAACTTAAAATAGTTTTCCAACGATTTGACTGGTATTTTTGTCTCTATAACCTTCTTTACAGTTTCAGACAACTCTCCAAACGTTTTGATCTTCTCGTCTCGCATGTAATGTTTTAACTGACTGAAAAAGTTCTCAACTGCGTTGGAGCGTGGATAAAATGAAATAGACTTTAGTAGTTTGTTTCCATTCTTCTCAATCGCTTGTTTTACTGTCTCCTTGCGATGTGATGGAGCATTGTCCATAATAACCAAGTGGTCGCGATACTTACTGGTGATAAATTGGTTGACGAAGTCAATCAAACGTTCTTCATTTGTTCCGCCTTCCTCATACAGTTTCCACCCTACAACTTTAGAGGATAAAATGGCAACAAGCAAAGTGTATGATTTGAAAACAGTGTTACTTGTCGTAGTAATAGAACAGCGTTTTCCAATACTGCAACGAGCGTAGTTTCTGTGCATGAAAAGTTGTACAGCCGTCTCATCTAAACATATGATGTGATTCAAAGAATACTCCTTGACTTTATCATAAAACCTACTTTTCAGTTGTGATCTGTCAACAACTTTGCCTAACGATAATATGGACTGTGATATTTGCGAACATGTTTCCTTGTTATTTCATTTGCTTTTAGTACTAACCATTGTTCGGTAACACCAAAATCATCAAACTGGGTTCTCATAGCCGTTGTGAGTTCTTTCAAAAAAGATGTTGGATGCTAATTGATGTATTGTTTTGCAAATTGTACATGTTCTTCGGTTAGCTTGTATGACAAGATGGTCTATTTAACCTTTCAACCGAACCAGTTTGTTGATACTTAACAACCCATCGTTTTATGGTGTCCTTACTAATGTCAAATTGTTTTGATAAAGAGTAAATAGATACTCCTTTGAGTACTTGTTTAATGATTGCTAACTTGAGTTCATTACCTTTGTGTTTTGACATATCTATTTAAGATGGGATCATTTTAAAGTTTCATCGGTGTAAATACATCAAGATTAATCAACAAGATCAAAACACGCGACCCAGACCCCAATGAAACACGTACAGCTCGGGGCCATGCTTGTCGAGCAACCGCTTCGTGTTCGGGACGCGAACTGCGCCGAATTTGCGCAACGCTATTTCCCAGCCGCATGGCAAGAACCACGGGTCTTTTCCGCGTTTGTTGAGAATCATATCCGCGTGAACCTCGCACACCCGCGCAAGGAGCGGCTGGAACAAGTCGACGCCACCGCCGGTATATTCAAAGACGAGTTCAGGTATCTGCATCAGTCCGCCGATCCCAAACTGCGCATGTACCAAGTCTCGTCCTGTTTCGGCAGTTGTACCGTCGCTACGAACGTATTCTTTGAAAATACGGCGATACTCTGACACAGCCCAATCGAATTCCGCGCGGTCGTCGCGAAAAATCGCGATCTGCAAACGTGCTTCGCATATTGTGATCTGCCAGTTGTTCGTCCACCCTAGTTTCTTCGTCAACTTGGGCATCGCGATGTTGTCTATAAACTTGTTCACGGCGGCCGCATTGTCTTTTGAATTCCATTTCGGATAGGTGTAGCGCAGAATTTCGGCCGCACGAACTAAGCTACATGTTCCCCAACCGAGTTCCAGCGGCGCGTTGGATCCTTCGAAACTCACACATGAATTCGCCCAGGCGTGTAGGATGCTGAGCGCGTTGCACGCGTAACGCTCGTCCTTTGTCATGCACCACATCACGGCCTGTTGGACTGCTTGTTCTCCGTCTTTCGTAAACTCTTCGTGCCCTGTCCCGGCGCCATACGCTTCTATACATACACGTTCGAGTGCCCGCGCCTTGTAGTTGACGGGCGTTTTCGCCGACAGTTTGTCTTTTACTTTTGGACATATGCTACCTTTTGCAATAGTGTCTATTATACGTTTATTCACTACACACGCACACGGATGATGAGCTACACCACTCATACCCTAGCCGCACACAAAAATGTGGTTACAACCGTCCCGCTTCATGACTGTCACCTGTAAATGCATCCGCAATTTTACACCGGTGCACTATTCTATTCATGTACCCGTTTTTGTTGTCTACATGGCATTGTATACACTATTTTGCTGGTGGTTGACCATCAGCAAACAATTTTATAATATATTAAGGATAGCTTGTGATCTATCAGATGCGTTAGACACTTCATTTGTACAAACATATGGCATGCGGACATTCACGTCTTTTTTATACATGTTTTTTGTGTATGGATATTCAGAACATAGCTACAATCCAAGCCGCAGCAACCGCTGCCTCGCTGTCGGTCATCGACTTCTACGCGCCTTGGTGCGGACCGTGCAAGGCTCTGGCGCCCTTCCTCCACGACGAGCTCAAGAAGTATCCGTCCGCGACGCTCTACAAGGCGAACGTGGACGATCTCGACATCGCCGAGGTTACCATCGGCACGAAGACCGTGAAGATATCGTCGCTGCCCACCCTTCTGTTCTGTAAGAACGGGGTTATTCTTGAGACCATCGTCGGTGCCAACAAGGTCGCCATCCAAGCGGCGCTACAGAAACACGGTGCCTGATATAAGGACGCTTTATAGGAAGGTTGTACACGTTATGTCATTAAACATGGTGATATCTGTTTCGGCATATAATACGTTTCATCGTGCCATGTCAGAAATGTCATATGGATCACAAAGTGATTGGTTTTATATACCTCGCCGTCGTCCAGGTTGTAGATATCCTATAAAAGTAGGTGATTGGTTGTCTAATACATTAAGTATAGACGTCTATGACCGTATGACGATACTTAATGCAGAGTTGGACATAGACAACCTTGTAATATACATCACTATTCGACACCCTTCACTTGGAATACAATGCGCATCAGTTCGTATACCAAAACCTCCAGTTTGTTCATCCAGCATGCAAACAAGAATCAACAAAAACAAAATCATTATTGAAACTGCCCTCCCAGCGTCGTCCCGCAATACATATATTCCGGCCTGTTTGCGCAAACTTGTAGCTACGTGGTTCTAAACTCTTGTGTGTACAGCTCGTGCGGTACGGTGCCGTTCACTGTGTCAATTTGATCGTCGCGTGGTTTTGTTTGAGGAATATGTCAAGGCGGTTCCCACTGTTGAATACATATGTATCCTGTTTTGTATTTGTAGCTACATCCCATTCCTCCACGGGCATTCGACGAATATCGTTTTTTGTAAAACTCGATCGACCACGGTTTCATCGTTGCTTCAAGGACGGTTTTCCAACCAGAGGCGATCGCCACATCAAACCGGTCGAATACGCCGATGACGGATGTACTACGGTATGTATACTGACAATCGTTATGTATGAGTATACATGAACATTTGCGGGCAGTATGAAGACGAGCAGAGAACATGTAGACAAAGCAACCGCTTTTCTTAAATCCCCCAAACTCATTTAAGAACAACGTAGTATACAAGTTCAGCAAGGAAATAACTTGCGCACGTTCTTTTTATGCATTAATTTTGTTGCTATAGCTCAGTTGGTCAGAGCGCGGGTCTTATGTAAACATGTCACGTTTACGAGGCAACCCGAGGTCGCGGGTTCGAGCCCCGCTAGCAACAAAAATAATGTACAGCATAATTAAAACATGTTGATTTTCGACATAGGCGCAAATGTCGGGAACTGGGCGAAGGCAAACTCACATGATGATGTGTCAATAGTAGCTGTCGAAGCATCACCATCAACATTTGGACAATTGCTTGCAAACACGAACACAATGAAGAACATAACGTCTCTGAACTTTGTCGTGTGCGATTCTCCTTCTACACATGTATCATTTTACGAATCCGATAACAACGGTATATCTACACTCAATGAAAGTTGGTTGAATGACCCGAAGAGTCGATTTTATAATAGTGCAAACTATAGAACAATCAAGGTACCTTGCATAACTCTAGATGAATTGATAAAAATGTATGGTACACCGAACTTTATAAAAATAGATGTCGAGTCAGCTGAGGATATTGTCATTCAAACGCTCACGTCCAAAGTTGATATGATTGCATTTGAATGGGCATCCGAAATGCGAGATGTTGCATATCGTTCCATAGATCATCTCGTATCTCTTGGATTCACGAGGTTTCATATTCAGCTACAAGATGCATATACATATAGACCCACCACATTTGAACATTCAGAGCTTAGCGCAAAAACATATCTGAAAACAACACAAGACAGGTGGGATTGGGGAATGATTTGGGCAGCATGATTTGTAGCTATATAAGCATGATTGTTGAAGAAAATGATAGGCGGAAGCCAGAACATACGTCGTTCATACATAGAAATGCTGGATGAGACTGTGCTTGCCAACCACGTAGCGTGGCTTCGTCAGAAAGTTGTCGATACGCCGTATGTGTGTCACGATGACGACGATGAGCTTATGTGCGCCATACTGGACATGGAGCTCAAGCGCCGCAACATCAACCTTACCGTTGCCGAAATCAACACAATTGTGAACCTGAAGCGCAGCATCTCGCATCATCTTGGCGACTTCTGGCAGCGGATACTGGGCGACGCTCCGGGGTGGACAAACTTGGGTATCGGCGACGAGTCAGGATGCGATATCAAGCACAATGAGCGGAGGATTGTGATCGAACTGAAGAACAAAATGACAACTATGAACTCTTCCTCGAAGGCGGCGGTCATGAAGAAGCTACAAAAACAACAAGAGGTGGGAAATACGGCTATCCTCGGAATCATCAACGGAAAGGGCAACATGACTATGGACAAAAGCACCGGAATACCTGTAGCTACAGGAGCTGCACTGTTTGACATAGTGTACAACAATCGCACTATCTTTGCGCAGGTGGTGGACGGCGTGAAACGCATGTGGTCTGAAACAACAGACGACGTCGACGCGCTTGCCGAAGAGTTTATGCAGAAGGCGATGGTGAACGAATGACTTCAAGGATTGCTTTGCCAAGATGATACGCCACTTCGCATGCGACGGCGTTCCCGATCTGTTTATACTGGTTCGCGACCGATCCTGCGAACTGGTAGTCGTCGGGAAACGACTGAATGCGCGCATATTCGCGCACGGTGAACGGCCGGTCTTCGTCCGGATGACACCGTTCCGTCTGTTTTTGGCATGGGCTCGTGGTCAACGTGAGACACGGTTCATCCCACGCGATCCTCCGCGCTATCCCGCGCTTGCCGCCGCCGCTATGCAGGGAATTCTTCATGTACGCGATCTTGACATCTTCGGGAAGGTCGACCCAACATCCTCCCGGCGGCACGTGGCGCATGACGGCGGCTTTTGCGGCGGGGTACCGCGCTCCAGGAGACGAGGGAACGTCGCGTAGCGCATCTCGAAGCACCGGCTTTTCGCTCAAAGGCGCCGGAAACGCGAACGTTGCGTCAGAGTCGCGGAATCCCACGATGAAGACACGCTTCCGTTTCTGCGCGACGCCGTAATTATTGGCATTCAATACTTTATACGTAATGCTATAGTCCATATCGCGGAGGCGCTCGAGGATGCCCCGGATCGTCGCGCCGTTATCGTGTGTCAATAGCCCCTCTACGTTTTCGATGACAAACACCTTCGGCGCACACTCGTCGACCAGCCGAATGAAGTCGTTAAACAGTCCGCCGCGAGCATCTTCGAGACCCTGTCGCTTCCCTGCTTGCGAAAAGCTCTGGCACGGCACACCGCCTGCGAGCAGGTCGACTCGGCCTCTGTATTCGTTTAGACACAGTTTGGTCACATCTTCGCACCGTATGTCCACCCCCTCTCCGAATCTCGCTCGATTCAAACGGAGCGTCTCGACACACGTTTTGTCGTTATCAACGAGCAGCAACGGCGCCCACCCTGCCTTCTCGAGCCCAATAGACATCCCGCCCGCACCTGCGAACACTTCGATATACGACATTATGTATATAGATGATCATAATTGCACAATGTTTATGTCATTTTTTCATTCTTGCCGATGCGTCGCACGATCAGTCCAGGAAAGAGCTTATTTGCAAAATCTGCCACTAACGGATACACATTCTCAGTACATGATATACTTGTAGCTACAGATATATGTTCAAAATTTGTGTTTGCGTAAAAGTCGATGTCGACATCGCCCACTTGATGTAGGAACATGGTGAATTCTCCCGCCTTATCCGACGCCGACGCGGACGCGGACGCGGACGACTTGCTCCCGGCCGTCTTGGCGACGAGCGCGATCTTCTTGTACTCCAACGCATCTGCGTCCCTTTTTCCGAAGATAACGCGCGCATTTGTCCGACGAGTCTGCGTCACGAGCGCCCTGAAGAAATCGCGGAATACGAGCGCCCGAAGGCGTTGAAGCTGGTATTGAGCTTTGTTCATCTGTTTTTGATCGTACACAGGAAGCTTCGACAAGATTGTATGCTGAAGGTCGACGGGGAGTCGTTGCACTTTGCGCGTGAGTGGCGACGACGATGACGTGCTGCTCCGACTACGTTTCATCTTTGTACATACCGCACATATTTTCGAGTGGCGGCGCCGAATGAAACATTTGTTGGAAATTTGCGGTGCAATTGGAAAAAAATGAATAGCGCTTTGGTCTATAAGCGTATCCGACTATACAACCACAATGCCTGCCAACGCAAAGATGATCGCTGCTCAGATCGAGGCTGTCGACGCCCTCGTCGCCAAGTTCCGCGAGCGCTGGGAATTCGAGGAGGACGACCTGAAGATGGTGGAGGACTTCAAGGCATCGATCGCCGGTGGCAAGGTGAAGGCGAAGAAGACCAAGGGCAAGGGCAAGGCCAAGAAGGCGGACGGCGAGGGGAGCGAGGGCGAAGCCCCAGCCGAGGAGAAGCCAAAGCGGACGCGCCCTCCATCTGCCTACAACCTGTTCGTCAAGGAGAACCGCGAGAAGCTGACCGCGGCCGGTTTCAAGGGCAAGGACATGATTCGCGAGGCCGCCAAGCTCTGGAACGAGCGCGAGCGCCCCAACAAGGATGAGGAGTAAGCGTCTAAAAGTCCAAAATCTTCTCTTATCAGCTCCCAAACAAAAACAAAAAACACACACGAGAAGATTTTGGCATCTTAGTATAGAATGCCCCCGAAGAAGCAGAAGAAAGACGGTGATAAAGAATGTGATTGCTGGTGCGTGCACTGCAAAGAGAAGAGCATCATGATCCATATCAAAGTGGACAGCACGAACGCAAAACGCCCGATGCTGCGCGGCGTGTGCAAGAAGTGCGACGGTAAGGTCGTGAAGTTCATATCTGTCGACAACGCGGAGAAGTACAAGTAGTCGTTACGGTTACGGCTGCACCACAACGACCGTTGTATTGTCTAGTTTTCCTATCGCCACTCCCTCGCCCCTCTCAATGTGCACGACGTCTATTGCTATGGCACATGGAGGAGGAGACGGCGGTACGACCGGTACGACCGGTGCGGCCGGCGATACTCGAATGTCTTCGCGCACTATGCGCGCGGCATACAATGCGATGCAAACATTCCCGCTTACTAACATGGAGAATCCCGCGCCCATGATCATGCCCGTCGTAAAGACGCCGTTGTTAATCACATTGTAGCGATACAATACACCGAATGTTACGAGTACCCCGTAACCCACCGTAAGCAGGAAGCAGTAAAACCACGCGTAGTGATACATTTTGTTGTGTGAATAATGAACGATTTGTCATTTTTTATTACGGTACGTATGATAGATGAACATACTTATTGTCACGGTTATTTTGTGTATCACAGTGTTCATAACGGCGCTAGTGAAGCTACATATGCGTCTTGATGTAGCTACTTCATCAACCTTTTTATTCAATATCGTGTATTTCGCCACAGTCACATGTATCCTTGCCGCGCTGCTACGGGAACCTTCGTACGATGAGGTCGGCATATTGATAAGCGTGACGTTCCTCGCTGCGCTTGCCTTGATGCAGTCGAGACTGGAAGACATCGTGGCATTCGTCGTCGTATATATGCGCAAAATGTATGGTACAGGCGATCTTCTCAAAGTCGGCGACGTTCACGGACAAATCACGTCTATGAACATATTTGGCGCTACCCTAGAAAATCACTTTACAAAAATGAAGGTCACGATCCCGCACCACATGATATACAAACAATTTACACGCATATAGTATATGAATGCGACCGGCTTTGTCGCGAGTGTAGCTATTGCATTCTTGTGGGGCATTTTGCCCGTCATTCACAAGTACGTGCTAGCTACAGTGTCTCAACATGCTGTGTTAGTGATATCATCGGCGTTTTATATGGTATGCGCGATGGTTTATGCTGTTGTGTATCGCAAAGACATTGCGCATGGGATTCAACACATCAACTGGCGCCATGTAGCGTCTATTGCGTTCGGCGCGGTCGTGTGTGGGTTCGTAGCAAACGTTCTCTATTACAATGTCCTCAAAGAATCGGACAACGAATCGCACATCGTGTCGGCGCTCATTTATGCGTCTCCCGCGTTCACGCTCATCCTCGCGTACCTCGTGTTGCACGAACGCATCCGCTTCATGGGCTTTCTAGGGGTCGTGACGATCACGATAGGAACCGTCTTTCTTGCGTTCAACAGCTGACGTACTGAACACATGATTTGTCCGCAGCTCTATGTATACGCCCAGGGTGTAGCGGCGACCGTCGGCGAGCTCGTTGTGCATGAGCGCAAGAGGTATCGTGCTGCGGTTCAGCAATTTTGTGCGCGTGGCATACACCAAATACACCTTGTAGTAGTTTGCTCGCATGCGGAAGATGGCGTCCAGCTTGTGTTTGAATTCGGGATCGATCATTATACATTTGCACATGGATATCTTCTTAATACTTACCTCGTTTCCTTTGATTTATGATGATAGCGATTCGCTGTTTTTCGGCGCGGCTTTTTGGGAGCGGATCCTTGCTGAAGCACTTCTTTGGCTCTTCCTTTTTGCACACCTTGTACCCTTTCTTTACGCGCTTGATCACGTACGGCATTCTTCTTTCTCCGCACATTTTTTCCACCCGATGTGCTGCGTGGATCCGGATGTATGATGACTTTATCGTCCAAGAGACCTTCGATGCATATTTTGTTTTCTCTTAGTAATGTTTTGGGAATACATACATACGTGTAAGAATCATTTCTAAATCTCTTAAACATTGGCGTAAGAGATTTTATATATTGTTCTATTTTGTATCCACTATCCTTTGTATGAGTTACTTCTTCTTTTTGTATATCTATGGCAATGAATCCTTTATCAGTATCGTTATACACAACAAATGTTTCAATGTTACTGTTTGCCTGTTTCGTTGAATATGTAAAGGATAAATGATCGGGAGATAAAATAAAAATAGTTCTATCACAAAAATCATCGTTTGCATTTGGTATTTTTAAGATGTATGTTACATTCTCAAGTGTTTGAAGAAATCGTGCTAAACATTTCATTTTGTTACTCGATTGGGATTTTAGAATGTTATTGAATTTGTCTTCTGTGAGTAAGTACTTGTTACTGGTTGGTTTTCTAAATTTTGATAATTTTGGTAATCTAGAAAGTTTGTTTTGGAATGTTTTTATGAAAGTTTGATGTTCTGAACTCATTGGTTTGACAGCGTCTCTAAAATCACTAAAGATTTTCCTTACTGTTTTTGCTCTTTCTTTACCTCCCGCTGCTTGTTCGATGATAATGCTCATACTCCTACAAACCCAAAAAGGGATTTTTTTGTTTTTGTTTGTGTTATGTGTTAGCTTTCCGGTTTTTACATGATGACCTTGACAATACCCACAACGTGGCCGTTGTTCTTCACGGGCGTCGCTTGCATGAACTGGAACACGCCTTCTTTGTATTTTCCGTTGCCGATGCCGACGAAAGGGATGACGGTCTCAACAGTCGGCTTGCGCACGTTGTACTGCACGATGATAGGATTTTCCTTCGTGCGCGCCGCGACGACCGTGCGTCCGTACATGACTCCGATGTATTTGAAAGGCATGTTCGTCCTTGGCCGGCGAAAGAAGTGCACATCAGTCTCGGAGGTGAGCAGGCCATCCAAACACGTGCGAGCCTTCTGGCCGACAAAGTTCACAATGTAGGAGTTGTGGGTCTCGCGGACATTGTCATTGTAGTCGTACGAGTATCCACCAACGGTAGCCTTGCCGCCGGTCATGAAAAGAAAGAGGGACATCTTGGCATACAGTGCTTGACACAAACGAATAGTCATAGCTCTTTTCAATTTTTCATAGGCAAATAACTAACTGTAGCTACAAATGTTTCATTTGGTGGCGGCGCACTCGCCTCTGTGCAAAAAACTGAACGCCGAACGAGTTATTCGGTGTGTGCCGCCACTATGTCTTCTCCCGCTCCCGTCGTCAAGCTGTTTCTGCAACCCGTGCGCTACGTGGCGCGCCGCATCCTGGGTCGCTCGCACTTCCGCGCCATCGTCTCCGGTGACTATGTGCAGATTGGCGTGTTCTACAGACGCTCGTCGCGCGGCTTCAGCGAGCTGTTCGAGGCCAAGATCATGCGATGCGAAGGGATCCGGATGATCTTCATTATGCACATGAACGCCATGTTCGGTGACAGAGACGCACCTATTGACGACGAGGTGAGCGGCATCGAGAACATCGAGAAGTATCCGTTCGTCAACCACATGATGCTCTTCCGCGAGATCTTCCCCGGCTACAACATCGAGCACTTCGATCTCGAGCGGTTCAAAGAGCTGCGTCAGCCATTCGAGAAGCGCCTCGCCGTGTACCGTTCACTGCTCCTGCAAAAGGCGCCGCTTGACATCGCGGACAAGATCGTGTCAAACGTCACGCCCTACTGGCTGTCCGCGGCGGCGCTCGAGCCCATCAACCGCATAGAGGTAAACCTTGATATATACGAAGCCACCGACACCAACGAACTCGTGAAGCCCGAGTTCCAGGAGGGCGAGTATGTTCACGCGTCTATCCTCACAAGATGGTAATCATTCATCAAACAAACACAAAAAACTACAAAAAACAACGCCGTTTTGGCAATTAAGGGCAACACGTTCCGTATGTCCATGGCCGATGATGAAATACAAGCAATGCTCACCAATATCGATGAACTTCAGAAAACAAACTTGTATCTAGGGTGTGCAAAGTATCGACGCGAATTCAAACAGTTGCTACGTGTCATATGCATCGGGCTCATATACGTTTATGTAGCAACAAAGGGGATGTTCCGGCGATCTCCGCCGACCGGTCATGACCTGCTAATGTACATATACGTCGCCTATCTCTATCAGTAGCTGTCCGTATGCAACATCTCGTTCTCGAGACTATTGCGGATGTATTCGACGTATGTGTCATCTAGTTTTTGTCCCTTGTACGTGATAAAGTATATGTTGCTGACGACGTTGCCAATCGTATTGATGTACGCGCCCTTGATGTCAATGTCATAGCGGCTCAGGATCTCGAGCACCTCGCAAAACAGTCCGATTCGGTCGTTGCAACCGAAATCCATGATCGTGTACGGAACCGTTGATATGTTATACATGAATACAGTGGTGTTACTCGGAAACCGCCGCTTTTGTGGCGCGACGAGCTCTACAGTGTCTAGTTGCCGGTCTTCCTGTGCGAAGGGCTCCATGAGCGTATCGATATCGATTGCCGGCTTGGCAGGCACCGTGGATTTCAAATACATCGTCGTCCATTCATTCCAGTATTTTGCTTTATACACAGAGAGATCTAGTGCCTTACATCTGTATAGCACCGGGGGTATGCTGCGCCAATGGCCTTGCAGCGATATCCCCACATCCGTCCCGTGCATTTTAGGCTCTGGCTTCCACGTGTAGCGCATCATTTTCGTAGGTAGATAGGTTGATGTTGAAGGAACTTTATTCCTTAAATTTGTTTAGAAGATGAACCCAGTCACAGTCGCACCCGAAGCCGTATTGCTCATATTTATACTTGTTGTCGCGGCGGCATTCGCCGGTTCGATGACCTTGATGACCTTTGCCGCGGTTTGTTGCGCAGCCCTGTTCTACTACGTGCGCGGACCGCAATCATATGACGACGCCGGGAAGCCAAATGACCTCATCGCCCCGTGTGACGGCATCGTCCAAAACATCTACTGCGACATCCAGCGGTTTACGCATATCAAAGTCGATCACCAGATCACCGACAGACACGGCGTCTATACAATGTGCGTGTGCGAAATACATTCCATAGAACAACAGGACGATGGCGACATGACGACGAAAACGCACATACAAATGAACGCGGACGCGGGTCGCATAGAAATGATCATCCGTACACCAAAATACTTTTCGCCTCGCTCATTTGTATCTGTCGGAGATCACCTGGAACGCGGAACCGCCATGTGTTTTGTACCCCTATACGCTTCTATCGAAATCATCTTGCCCGTCTACCAATCTGCGCTCCAACTCAAGCAGTACGACCCCATGACTGCCGGTCACATCATCGGAGACGTCCTCATGGTTTTTGGATGACGATCGTGAACTTTCCAATGTTGAATTTGAAAAGAATGCGACCATTTGACATCTCATATGCGTGTTCGAGCTCTTCGATGACATGGATGTACTTTTCAACCATTTCTCCGTCGAGATAGAAGCAGTCATACACATCGTACCTCCTCCCTCTGTGACATGCATCGTACGCCTCCCTGGCTTCGCGAATCGATACGGGAATAAGCGGATCCCGATGGAAGATACCCTTCGTGTCCCTGTTTACGGAGTATGTACACATGGCCGACATCCGTTTGGGAGAGCGGTTTGCGAAAAATGAACGGTTAAACATCTTGCTGCGTGTGATAACAACATGTATATCACATATCTTAAATCATTTTTTGTTTGTACCTCATGATGGAGTAATACAATCGAGAGCTTGCGTCATAGAGCAGCGGCGATGACGTACGGATAGTGTAGTACTTCCTCAATACAGACAGTGGAAAGAATGTATCGGCCTCAACAGGAGTATGATTGTGTACATACGTGACGATCACGCTCTTGCACAGCGGATGTAGCAATGCTTCTTCATAGAGCTGAGAGCCGCCGATGACGAACAGTTTGTATATGCTTTTCTCGCACTGTGCAATGTGTATCGCATGGTTGAGAGACGGAACATACAACACTCCCTCGCACGGGAGGGCGCATACAGTCCTCGATACCACTACATTCAGTCTATCCGGGAGTGGTTTGCAGCCGAGGCTCTCCCAAGTTCGCCGCCCCATGACCACCATGTTTCGTTTGCCTGCTGCTGCATTCGTAGTGGTTTTCTTGAAGAACTCAATGTCGCTTGGTAAGCGCCAAGGTATTCTGTTCTTGAAGCCTATTGCGCCCGTATGAAAGTCGCATGCGACAATGACTTCCATAATCATGTTTGTTTATACACTAATGTGTTTATATCCTATCACATAACACTGTCAGCTACCCCCTTTTTGACGCACTCATCCGCGTTCCAAATGACGTCTTTCGACAGCAGGCGATCGAGCGTTTTTCGCGGCATGTTCGTTTTGTCCATATAGTAGTTTGTGATATGCGCCATGATCTTCTTGAGATTCTCCACCTCTTCTTCGATGCTAGACATCTTCCCCCAAATTCCCGATCGCAGTTCATGTAAGAGCATGTATGCGTTGCGAGAGATGAAACGCTTCTCGCCGGCAAGGGAGATCAATGTTCCAGCGGATGCAACAAACCCGTCCACTACCGTGTAGACAGGTACCGATAGCTGCTGAATAGTATCGACGACTGCGAATGCGGCATGAATCTCGCCACCATTCGTCGTGAGATGCAGATAGATAGGTTGCGGTGCATCTAGACCAACGACAACTGCTATCTGCTTTTGATTTTGCTCGGCTTCACGAAGCGCGATAATGAGGTCATTGGTAGTCTCGGGGGTGATGTCGTCGTTGAAGTATACGTGGTTTACGTGTGTTTTGACGGAGCTCTTGCTGCCGATCACCGATGACAATGATGGCAGCATGATGGTGGTGAGATCATCGTTGTCGAGGTTACTTGTGGATGGATCCTGCTTCTTCTTTTTCTTCATGATGCTCTTTTCGTCGAAAGCACTCCAATCTAATGTGCGTGTGCGCTTCATGATTTGAACAAGGTCTGGTATCTTTAAGTAAATATCTGCTTGGGTCGAACGACAACGAACGATGGCATGATTGTCAAGTGACGCAGCGCATTACTATAATACCGCTTTCGCTGTGATGTTTCGGCATCTGTATGGCGGACTTCCCATCCATGTGGCGGAATGCCGTTGAATGCTTGCCACACGATATCGTGCATATAGTATGTTTTGCCACATGGAAATGTGACTTTGCGAAAAGGTGTTCCCGACTCTTCGATACCGTAGTGGACTTCAAACAAGGTATCCGGTTTTTTCATACAGCCATTGTCCGATACCATGTACTGTTCTCCTTCGATACTGACAAGTTTCCACTTTGGTTGATAGATCGGAATTCCGTCTCCATGTGAATACGAATCGTCGGGGATGTTGTCGCTCCCATCGTAGTCGATGTCATACCATTCATACTCGTCGTCGCAATCGTCCTCCGTATCATCGTTTGTGAAATCGGTGCATTCCCAGTCATCGTCGTATGATGGCATATGTCAGCAATAGCGTCGTCGTGCAGCTATAGTGTTTTCTGGAAAAAATGACAACATACGTCTTTAAATAAGTTTATCGATAATCGGGATGGAGGCGATCATAACGAACATTATCAAGCTACAAAATGCGCACCTGCTTCGACAGATCTCCGAGGAATTCAATATTCCCGAACACGAGCTTTCGTCAAAATACCTGCGACCAACGTTCTATCTACCGGACATCCGCGAACAGCCCGCGGTCATCGAGTGTGTGGATGACAGCTCGTCGGCGGTTCTAGACGTGCAGCTGGCGGCGGTGGATGCGCTTGTTGCCAAACTTCGCGCCAGGCGGACATTTGACGAAGATGACAACCGAGTTGTGGAGGAGTTTAAACAATCGCTTATCAACCGATATAAAGAGAAACCGCGTGTTTGAATATCACGAAGACGATGGCGACCGAGGAACGTAGCTACCTCGACCTTCTGCAGCGACTCATCGAGCGGGGTGACATCCGCGACGGTCGCAATGGAAGAACACGCAGCCTGTTCGGTGAGCGCCTCGAGTTCCGTGTCTCCCCCGACTCCTTTCCCCTGCTTACGACAAAACACATGTACTGGCGCGGTATTGTCGAAGAGCTTTTGTGGTTTCTACGGGGTTCAACGAACGCGCAAGAGCTGATAGAACGCGGTGTGGGCATTTGGACGCCAAACAGTCGCCGCAGTTTCCTCGACAGCCGCGGGCTCCATTCCTATCCCGAATCCGAATGCGGACCGATCTATGGGTACCAGTGGCGCTGCTTCGACGGCGATTACCCCAGCAAGGACAACGGCATTGACCAAATCCGATACGTGATCGAAGAACTCACGCGCGAACCCAACAGCCGACGCGCCGTTCTGACGGCATGGAACCCAAAACAGATCGACCAGATGTGCCTTCCGCCGTGTCACGTGCTCTATAACTTTTACCTCTCCGAGACTCGCGGACTGTCGTGCCAGATGTATCAACGGTCGTGCGATACGTGCGCTGGGCTGCCATTCAACATCGCTTCAACGGCGCTGCTGACGACCATACTCGCTCACGTCCTCCATGTCCCCACCGACCGCATAATCATGTGCATCGGCGACACGCACATATATGAAGATCATCTAGAGAACGCACAGATCCAAGTACAGAGTGAGCCGCATCCATTCCCCCAGGTAACAATCGCCAAGGAGCCTCCACCCAAGGATGCTTCGATCGATCAGAAGCTCGCTTGGATCGAGTCACTCACGCGACAAGACTTCGTCCTCACAAACTATGTGTCGCGTCAGAGGCTTCAATATACGATGGTTCCATGATTAAGTACCGAACTGCCTTTTGATCTGCAGCGGTTTTCTCCGTCTCCCCGAATTGCGCCAGAAGCTCCACCAAACCTTTGTGAGGATTGATGTTGGCATGTTGCGAATAGGATGTAGAATGAAAGAAATGTTTCATGTGCATCCCGTTTGTCATGCCTACGTTCATATGCATGTGTTTATGCAAAATAAGATCGAGTCCCCATAACCACGGATTGTTGTCTGGGTCTATATGCGTATAGTACCGCAGAAATGATGCCGTATCGACGAGAAAGCAGAAGAGTTCGCAACATGTCGTTATCTTCACTATGTAGCTACGTTGGGGATCGGTGAGCATATAGTTATAGACAAATTTGGAGTCGAGGGACAACGTCGGCGATATGATGTTGAGATTGAACGTTCTTTTGTATTCTATCATCTGCGTGAAGTCCACAGATGGCAGTAGCAATATATCGTCGAGTACAATCAATACGTACTCATATGTAGCTACATGTTCCGGCGTTGCGAACTTCTTCAGAAATGTTGCCGGCAGTCCCGGCTCGCGATGCACATGAAAATCCACATGGGGATGGTCACACATTGGAGAAGGCGTGTCGTCGTATATACATAGATGAACGGATACTTTGTTCCAGCTGCCGGTGGACATGATGCGATCTATGTTGTGGTGAAATATCTGTTCTTTCACAGATGCATTTGGTGACCCATAGCCCGGTATAATCACGTACAGCGACATACTAAAAATTGAAACATACATATGTACTTAAGTACTTAATGCTACTTAGGTACAAATTCGCCGACGGAAAATGAACAGCTCAAACGCGTCTTCAAACATATACGGGCTGGCGACGTCGGTGTCGGATAGGCGACGGTGTGTGACGTATGAGGGATGCCAGGCTAAGCTGGGTCCCGGATTCAACCACGCGGCCGTTATTTTCCCGCATGGATGTCGCTTTCAACATCCTGAGCTATGGCGAGAACATGTATAGAAACGAGTACTTCCTTGGCACTTCGCATGCCGAAGAAAACGCCATTCGAAAACTTCCCGTCCTCCCGCGCAAGAACCGCCTAAAGAAAGTTGATATGCTCGTCATCCGCACGAACCGAGATGGAAACTTGGGATCAAGTCGTCCGTGCAAGAACTGCATATGCCACATGGCGACCAAACTGCCCGAAAAAGGATACGCACTGCAACGCGTCTACTACTCTGATACTGGTGGCATGATCCACTACGAGTCCTTCCACAAACTTGTACACGACGACAACTGCCATGTTACGAGGTATTACAAATCGCATGGAGCATGTGAAATGTAGAAAAATATTCGCGTGTTTTGATAGATGGTTCCAGTTATTGTACACATGCTGTCACAAGTGCTCATTTTGGCGTTTAGCATATTCTCGTCTATCAAACTGATGCTCCTGCCAGAGCGCGTCAGCGTCTTTACGAAATTCGCCGCAATCGTTGTGCTGATCGTCGCACTCTGGATGGTCTTCCGTCGCGACACGTACCTTCCCTTCCTTGGATATGCAGCATTCCCCAAGTCAATCATACCAAATGACTTTACTCCTGTGAACTCAAACACAGAGATACAGGTTCCAATGGAGTACCCCGACGGTACGCGTATGATCTACTGGGGAGCGTTGGCGAACAATGGCGAAGGTGTGCCCAAAGATCCGAAGACGGCGTATGGGGATTATAGCAATGCAGGTGTAGCTACAATCAAAGGTGCAATGGTAACGCTGCGCTTCCATTGTCCGAGCGAGTATTATGTTCCCATGGGTCGCAAGCTCAAGAGGCACATCCACTATAGACTATGTTGTGAGAGAACCGGGCTTCTTGGACCCGTCCGAACGCTGTGGGTAAAATGCTAATTGCTCCGACTTAAAGACTTTCTTTTTTGTTTCTTGTATAACGCACAATGGGTAACAAGTCTTCCCGCGGAATGTCATACGAGGAATACTACGAATATGCGAAACATCAAAATGGAGGCACGTTTCGTGGATTGGATGTCGAGCTCCACAACCTGGATCCGTACGAAGTCCTCGGCGTACCGAAGAGGTTTACATGGGATCAGCTGAAAGACGCGTACCGTCAGAAGGCGAAGCTGGTTCATCCGGACAAAGGTGGTACACAAGAATTATTTACCCTTGTCACCGATTGCTTTCGCTCGCTCGCGGAGGAGTATAAACGGAACGTGGAGGCAAAATCGCACTCGGAACTCAAGAAGGCGTTCACCCAGGAGACGGAGGCCACGCGCATCACGAAAAGGACGGATATTGACCAAGATGAGGAGTTCTACAAGCGTTTCAACAAAATGTTTGAAGAGAACAAACTGGAAGATGACGAGACGGCAACTGGATATGGACATATCATGGCAGAGTCATCTGCAAAACGCGATGATATCAGCATCCCGATGACGATGAAAAAGTACAACAATGAGAAGTTCAACAAACAGTTTGAGAAACACGTGCCAGCAGGGAAAGACGTTGTCGTGTACAAAGAGCCCCAGCCTCTCACCCTTGCAAAGACCATGGCATATACGGAGCTTGGCGGCAAAACCGACGATTTCAGCAGCAGTGTCGAGCGCGGGGAGAAACGCGGATTGGTGTACTCCGATTACATGCGGGCACATACGACATCGCGTCTCATAGACCCGCGAACCGTGCAACAGCGCATAGAGTACAAAAACGTCGAAGAATATGATATGGCACGCGCGAAGGCACTGGCATCCGGCGTGACGGAGGACGAACGAAAGTGGCAAGAGGAACGTGATGAGCTCGAGCAGCGACGAGAACACGAGCGGTTGGAGCGCCTAAAGCAGCGCGATCATGCTATTTCACAACACTATGAACGCGTGAACGGTCTATTGATGCAGTAATTGAAATCGAATTAAGGGTTTTTCAACGAATTCTATGTAGCTACAGAGCTACAGAGTCACATGACACATAAATACTATGATGTTCTTGGTGTTCAAAAGGGATGCAGTAAGGATGATATTCGCCGAGCGTATAAAAAACTTGCAGTGCAAATGCATCCCGATAAGGGAGGCGACCCGGAGAAGTTCAAAGAACTTGCGAACGCGTATGACGTACTGAGTGACGACAACAAGCGCAATCAATATGATCAACTGGGTGATACTATGTTTCACGAATCCGGCGGCGGCGCCGGACACCCCGGTGGATTCCCAGGTGGAATCGATCCACAGTCTATTTTTGAACAGTTTTTCGGCGGCGGAGGCGGCGGATTCCATTTCCATCGCGGACCCCCGATGCAGGTGAAAAAGAACGATCATAATCATGAGATCGGCATATCGCTCAGCGACGCATATCACGGTGTGCAAAAGACGGTGAAAGTGTGTATCTCAAAGATGTGTCGCGCGTGCAGAGAAACATGCAACGCCTGTCAGGGCAAGGGATCCGTCATGGACATGAGGCGCATGGGTTTCTTGACGCAGATGATGGAACGCCCGTGCGATGCGTGTGATATGACGGGGTTCACTGTCAAACCAAAGCAAGGATGCGGCGAATGCAGCGGGCATGGGCATACGAAAACGGATAATAGGATCGAGCTACAGATTCCTCCCGGAGTTCAACATGGTCACACCATGGTCATTCCGGGACTTGGTGATCAAGCGCTGCGCGACAATGAGATTTCCGGCGATCTCGTGTTCCATATACACGTACAAAAGGATCCCGTGTTCGTGCGTCAAGGGAACAATCTAGTCATGAACATCCCCGTGTCTTTTGTCGAAACGATGGTTGGCAAAGAAGTCAACGTACCTCATTTTGCGGGTAGTTTCACGGTGCATACGGCGGACTTTGGGGTTGTACAACCCGACCATGTGTACAAAGTTCAGGGCAAGGGCATGCCCAACGGAGATTTGCATATGGTGTTCAAGGTGGCGTACCCGTCGAAGAAGCTTTCACAAGAAGAGCGAGATACGCTGCAAGCCGTGTGCAAAAAGGTGGGGCTATGATACTACAACATCGGGTCAAAGAAGCTCACATCATTCGATTCCATGAACCGAACGACACCCGGATTTCCATCAAAATAGGTTGTGCTGGGCTCTACAAACTTGTCGCATTGGCACGTGTAGCTCGGCAGAGTTCTCGCGGTTCTGTTGCGGAGATCAAACACCTTGACGTCGTTGAAATTGTTGACCACGTTGCCCTTTGGACATTCGCAGCTCAAGTTATAGGACTTCGCTTTGAGGTCGTATGAAACCTTGTACAATGGGTCGTTGTATTCGTTCATGGCCGTGACGGTGTAAATGTTGCCATCTCTCGTGCCCTTTGCCTTTTCTCGAACGCACCTGGACTCCCTGTTCACTTGCGACCAAATGGATGAATAGTGAAACATTGCGATCATGATGAATATCAACACAATCATGGTGATAAACAACATGAACTCTTTTGCCCAATCATTGCTGCCGCTAGTTTCATTGCTCAGACCGCTGAGTTCTTGCTGGAAGATTCCAAAAAAGTTTCCCATCTACACTCTATTATACATGAGATTTGAATACGTCTTCATCATGTTTAACTTGCAGATTGTAGCTGCAGATCTATTTTTTGTGATTGCTTGTGCGGTTTCCATGCCCATATCAGCAAAGACAGGAACCGAGTTCTCTTCTATACATTGCAGGTATTCGTCGCGCACCTGTCCGAGCTCCTCGTTTGCGTACATGGAAGCTCGTGCGCTTCGACGAACCGTTTTCTTCTTTTTGGGTTCATCATAATCGCTACTTGTGTTTCCTGCTGGCCGTATGATATCTGAGCTGGGACGCGGCTCGTTGTGGAGGTGTGCGCCAAACGTGCGGCGCAGATATACGAATGAATCCTTAAAGAACCCCGCAAATGCGTTTCCAAGAGTGTACATACGCTTGTTGAACGAATCGCGAGATATGAAGATACTGCGGATCTTATCTATGAATTGCAGTATGCCGGCGTCCGTCAACGGCTTCCACGGGGGCATACGTAAGAGAATCCTTCGGAACGGTATGGGAAAATTGGGAACGAACCTGCGAATGATCACCCAAGTTATGTAGCATATGATAAGATACAAAATGATCCATAGAAACAGCCAGTTCATGATATAGACGAAAATACCGTACAAAGTCGTCCACAACCATACGGGGGGTATGTATGGAAATATGCGCAAGTGAGGGAGGACAAACCATCTCCCAATGAACCACAAAAGATAGATGACAATGAACACTGTGATAAATTGTGGAAAATTCATCCTTCTACTATGAAAGATGGTAATTAGTTTTCCGTATGTTCGACAGGCGGCAAGTAGTCGAGAAGGTGATCATTTGTGTCGGTAAATGCGGTGTAATACACAATCATGAGTTTTTGGTGGATTTCACGTATGACGTTGAGGTCATGTGACTGACCGTCATTGCTGCGGATCTTGTCGCACATGACGTGCAGTATAGCCTGAACAGTATCTTCAACGTCCATTATGACAATAGTGTTTTTGTAGCTACATATTTCGTCATTTTTTCGTCGAATCTCCGGCGGCTGTGACATTTCGCACATTTGTGGCGGCTGAGCGGAACATAACGAAAAATTGAAAACGTTCTTACAAATAGGACGTGTGTTACCTGTTGTAGACGATACAAAATGATGAAGCCCGCCAACGCCATTGTCAAGAAGGTTTGCAAGAACCACGAGTCTTACACGTACTCTGGTAAGGAGTCGAGCCCGCTCGGATTGGGATATACCGCGGAGGCGGAAGATGTTGGAACGGTCATGGAGGGTCGCGACAAGACGATGTGGATGGTGATGGTGAAGAACGGCGGCAGGGTATGGACTCGTATCCCAACCGAAGTGGCATCGAACATCGTCAAGCCGATGCAAAAGGAAGCGCCCGTTGTGCCCGCCTTTGTCGACGAACCCGTCCCCGCGCCTGCGCCCGCGCCGAAGAAGAAGGAGAAGGAGATTGTCGTGGAAAGTTCGAGCGATGATGATGCGGATGAGCCAGTGCCAGTTGCTGCTGCACCGAAGAAGAAAGCGCCTGTTCGCAGAATGGTTGAGGAGGTTGTTGAGAAGCCAGCCGTCGAGGAGGTCGTTGCAGAGCCAGTTGTGGAGAAGAAGGCTCCCGCAAAGAAGAAGGCTCCCGTGAAGAAGCCAAAGGAGGAGGTTGTTGAGGAAAAGGTTGAAGAGCCAGTTGTGAAGAAGAAGGCTCCTGTGAAGAAGGCAAAGGAGGAGGAGGGTGACGTGGAGCCTCCCGCAAAGAAGAAAGCCCCTGCGAAGAAGAAGGCCGACGATGGCGAGGAGAAGATCGAGAAGAAAGAGAAGAAGCCACCGACTGCGTTCAATATTTACATGAGCTACAGGACATTCCAGCTCAAGGAGGAGAGACCCGAGATGGATCACAAGGAGCGCTTCCGCCAGGCAACCGCAGATTGGAAGGAGCTGAACGAGGAAGAGAAGAAGAAGGCACTTGAGGACGCCAGGGTCTGGTCTGAGAACAAGTAGATGATGACATGCCCGCACTAACAAAAAATAAAAAATAAAAAACCCTTTTGGGATGTAGTAGAATGCGTTGGAACATACTTTTTGGATACATAGTTGTCATTATCCTATGTGCAATTGTAGCTACATATATACGCGCGTCTATTCACACTGAACACTTTCAAAGTGATGAAGGTGTTGACGGTGTTGACGATCTGTTGCCAGTGCAAGAGCTAGAAGTGCGAACTCCGCTTGATATTTACTATACGGATGATGTGAAAACATGCGACACCCCTGGTGGATTTTACGTTGGAGAATCTAAAAACGACGCCTATGTCATCGACTATTCGTTTGATGTGGCATGGTATAAAAAACTGTATGACAGTATCCGAGGTGTCGTCGGAAACTACAATCCCACGCCTCGTCAAAATGCTGTTCTCATGCAACTTCAATATGTCATCGACCAGTATCCCCGATTTCCGTTCGGTTCGGGGTCTTGCAAGGTAACCGTGCCCAACTGGGGGTCAGTTATGTTGCAGCGCAATTCGGTAGAGAGCGATGAAAGGATATTATTTGGCGATATTGAAAACAACAAGGAGCGGGGAACACCCCAAACGTGGGCGTTCATTGCTCACCCGGATCCAAACGTCCCTTCGTTGAGCGGAGGGGATATCCTATTTGCGACAGACGGCGCTGATAACGAAAACTATTTTAAAATACGCACGAGTACGGGGCAGGAATATACGCGTGCCGCCTTGAAAAGCTTCAGTGCCGATGTAGCGCGACAGCTGTACTGCAGTGAAACAAATGAATACAACAATTACAACATACCTTTTGGCATCAAGATACACCCCGCCACAGGGCGCGCAGTGTTCATAAAGAATAGTCGCGAGGTTGATGTGGCCGACGTGACCGACACCGACATCATTGTCTTCTTTGCGCCTTTTTTTAAACAAGAGTATATTAAAAACGCGTCAGGCTCCGAGGAACTATACAAGGTACCATTTTCTCAGACATACAATGTATCCCGGGTCATACAAACGCCGTGTGGCGTGTTGCTTCGCAAGTTTACGCCGAGTCAAGTCGTCGTCACGTTCAGTGATGTAGCTGTCGTAAAGACTATTGCTACAAACATGACCGATGGCAAGTATCTCAAAGGAGATTCAAATACTCTGAAAGAGAAGTCGAGCTTGCTTGACAAAGACATAGAAGAAAAGCGCTACAAGGCGCAAGATTTATTTGAACGATACAAAGAGTTACAGAGGAAAGAGCGTGATATCAAAGATAATTATGACACTGTGAAACGCAAGTATTCTGATGCATATTGGGAAGCTATACGATATGGTAATCTCGCACGGCGGAGGAATTGGTCCCGATGGACAAACAGGCGCTTAGAACTCGACGCTATACGGCGCAGAGACGAGCACGCCGTGGAACTCAAGAATATCAAAAATTCTCTTGATACTAAACGATCAGAAGTGGGAACGATGCACACATCATATAAAGACACGATCGGGGAAATCGACGCTCTTGTAGCTACAAAGAAAAAGCTACAAGAGTATGTGGACTTTATGAATGACGAATTGATACGAGACATTCGATCGATGCTTGTCACAAACAAGCTAGTCGCAAGCTCGGTGCAGCAAGTATATGTACGCGGCTCCGATGGGGAAAACATCCCGCTGCCTCCATTGTATTGGAGATATCTGTCCTACGATGGAAACTTATATGTTGTTTTGTAGATAGTAGACAAATATGAGTGCGGTTATATACAAGCCTGGTGCCCCACATAATAATACAGTACATGTTGTTGATGTTGACTCTGCAGTCAATTCTACTGATAAGATGAACACAATTTGTATACGTGCAAACAAGATTCATGAAGATCTTGAAGCGGCTGTGTCAAAACTACAGGCTATGCATAAAGTGTGGGGGGATGACAAGGACGTTCTTCTTTGTCTTTCACCAAAAGTATTGAAGTTTCATGTAGCTACACTTTCTCATGTTTTATCTAGTATCGTGGATGTGTTTTTCCTTAGCAAGAAGACGCGAATCATTGTCTCGCATAATGGGTTAGATAAGCATAGTCACGTTGAACGGGCGGTTCGCATATGTCAAAAGATTATTGATGCCCGATTGTTGAGTATGACCCCAGGAAACATCGCGACGCCCGACTACATGGCTGCTAAGGCTAAAGAAATGTTCAAATCCGTACCACAATGTGAAGTGGAAATCATGGATCATGTACAACTAGAAAAAAAGGGATTTGGTCTGCTTCTTGGTATCGGAAACAGTGCGAGATCGAAACCCACACTTGTCAACATCCATCGGCGCGGCAGCGGCTCGAGGGGTGGGAAGTGCGTTGCAATCGTTGGCAAAGGGGTCACGTTTGACACAGGAGGGTTGGCTGTGAAGCCATTCAAGTACATGACGGACATGAAATTCGACAAAATAGGGGCGGTGTATGCGTTGTATATTCTTCAATATCTTTTGGAAGATCCCCAATGGAAACATGTCACATTTGTAGCTACAATTCCTTTCGCCGAAAACGCTGTTTCAAGTGACGCTCTTCGTCCCGGAGATGTGATCAAGAGCTTCAACGGGACGACGGTAGAAATCGAGAACCCAGATGCCGAGGGAAGGCTGATAATGGCGGACGCGCTGGGATATCTAGAGAAATATAAACCAGATTTGATTATTGATGTAGCTACACTTACAGGACATGCAAGCATCATCAGCTGCTGGCACACCGCCTATTTCTATACACATCAAGATTCTCTGAAACAGCGCGTGGTGAAGCATGGAGAAGCGAACGGAGAACATATGATCCCGATGCCGTCATGGGACACGTATTCATCTGTTCTGAAAAGCAATGTCGCCGATATCACCAACTCTCCTAGAAATTGTAGCGACGCAATTGTTGCAGCATTATTTCTGAAAACCTTTGTCCCCAAAAAGGCAACGTGGATACACTTTGATTTAGCACATCAGATATCTAACAACTCCACGGCGACAGGGGGCGGTATTCGCACGATCATCGATATAATTGAGGACTATATATCACGCCGCAAAAAATGACACGTCTATATGCGAATGACGTAAATATCCTACCTAGTACAACATGGCGGACTCAGTGATTGTGATTGACGGTAGCTACTACATCTTTCATAGATACTACGCGACATCTCGATGGTGCAGTCTTCAAAACCCTCCATGTGAATTCACCGCCGACCAGTGTCTTCGACATCTCGAGAATGATTTCCGAAAGTTCCGCAGACAGCACGAGTATGCCACTGGCACAATATGGATCGCACGAGATTGTCCACGGGACGACATCTGGCGCAAGGAGCTCTTCCCTGAGTACAAAGGAACGCGTACGCACAACGCCTCATTTGATTATTCGATCATCCAAACTGTATATGACCATCTCGAGCGGGAAAAGGATCGTTTGCAACTGCGTATAGTTCGTCACCCGCGATTGGAGGCCGACGACATATGCTACATACTGCAGCGGCATCTTTCATACGCACGTATGATCATAATTGCAAATGACAACGACTTTCTACAACTGTGCAACGATCGCGTCGACATCATCAACAAGGAAGGGAGGCATATCAAGGAACGGGGGTGCGGATGTCCGACACGAGACTTGCTGCGGAAGATACTCCTCGGCGACAAAAGCGATAATATACCGAGCATATGTCGAAAGCTGGGTCCGAAGACGGCAGACAAACTCCTATGTATGACTTCCGATGAGCTGGATGCGTGGATCGACAGCAAAGGAGGGCGCGAGTGCTATGAGCTGAATCGGAAACTTATTGACATGTCGTGCGTACCTATAGAATATGTGAACGAGGTGTGTGCAGAAGAAAAGTTGACGCCGTCTTAACCTCTCAAAGTGATTTAAGACATGCAATGCAAAACCTTTAAATGCTTTACGATCCCACTGCAATACCCAGCCACACATAGACTCTTGTCAGAGCATGGACAACGATGATGTGTGGGATTTGTTTGATGGGTTTCGTGATCCCGTTCCAGATCGGGCAACTTCGAGTGCGTCGACCGATGACAATGATGCCAAGTGCAACGTGTGTAACAGCACAAGTATCATTGTCGAGGACGGGCAAAACGTGTGTACCAATTGCTGCGCAATCATGGGACGCGTCATAGACAACGGCGCAGAGTGGAGGTATTACGGCGCCGAAGACAGTCGCGACGACGATCCCACGAGATGTGGAATGCCAACGAATCATCTACTGCCCAAATCGTCGCTCGGATCTATGATCGGCGGCAAGCGCGGTGAGAGCCGCGACATCCGACGGATTCGTATGTATCAAATGTGGAACAGCATGCCGTATTGGGAACGCAGTCTGTACAATGTATTCGAACAATTGTCCGCAAACACGGTAAACTACGGCATACCGTCGAAAGTGCTCGACGACGCCAAGGTTCTGTACAAAAAGGCGAGTGAGAAGAAGATCAGCCGCGGTGAAAACAAAGAAGGGTTGATCGCGTCTTGTATATACTTTGCCTGTCTTCTCAACAAGATTCCGCGGTCTCCGAAGGAGGTGTCGCGTATGTTCAACATCGATCTGAACGTGCTGACAAAGGGCAACGCGCGATTCCAGAGTCTGCTACAAATCAACGTCGAGTCATCGGAAGCCGAGGACTTCATTGCGCGGTTCGGCAGCAAACTGAACATGGACTACGATGATGTCGTGAAGTGCAAGGAGCTGGCGAAGCGTCTCGAAGAGCTCGAGATCGTCTCAGAGAACTCACCGACGTCCGTTGCGGCAGGCACGCTGTACTACTATGCTATCTTCAAAGACATGGACTATAGCAAGAAGCAGATTGCAGACATCTGCGAGGTGTCCGAAGTGACGATCACAAAGTGCTACAAGCGCCTCCAGAAATACAAACACTTGTTACAGCTGTAAGCGGCGATCTACCAACTTTGCTTTCGTGTGGTTGCGCATAGATTTTACATTTTTTGCTGGTACACTCATAAGTGTGTTTGCCGTATTAAGCATCTCCATGTCCTTGCTGATATCCATAAAATCCATGTCTTTCAGTATGTGATCTCTAGACGTACGTATCATTTTGTCTACAGTTTCGGAAAAGTCTCTAGTTTCCCAATCTGGATCTTGAAAAACTTCAACCAACATGTTTTTCAGACTTTTCATTTTAATGTTGTGATTTTCCGGGACGTCATCGTTGAAATAAATCAGATCAATCATGTCAACAAGACCGTATATTCCACGTTGAAAGCACTTGATAGCCACATCTTTAGTTATATGATCTGTATTCTCACAACCAAACTTTTTTATTACCAAGTGATTGATTATGTTGTTGATGGTTGTTGAAGATCCATAGTTGTTATTAGTAATGGTGTTTGTAATGATGTTTTCTGTTTGATGATACTGTGATTTTTCAACTGAAGATACGGAGCTACAGTTGTTCCTGTGGTAAGCTAATCCTGATCTTGTCGAGAATTGCTTCTGACATTGATTGCATTTGTACACTTTTCGTATTGGATTTGAGTATTCCGTACGCACAGTATCAAGTGATATGTCGGCTAGCACAGGCGGACATGGGGTCTTCCGTTGTGTGATATGTTTCATGAAGTGTGTCCTATTGCTTGTTGTGTAGTTACACCGTGGGCAAGTGTGTTCCATGCTTAAGTGGAAGTGAACATAGCGTACAAAAACTCACCAACGTATGTGTGTACATGCGAACACTGTTTTGGTGCATCCGAATGGACAGTGTACAAAACCTCACCTAGCGTACAAAAACTCACCAACATAAAAATATACATATATGCACTGTTTCAGTAAGCACCATGTACCAGCGTACAAAAACTCACCAAGGGGGGGGGTATTTTTTGGAAGCCGGCCGCGCCTTTATTGTTTGTTTAAGCTCGTGGTGCCGGGTTTTTAGGCGTCTGTGTACTTCCTGACCTTCTGAATGACATCAACCGTATTGAAATAATGGATCTGGTCATTTTTTGTAGCTACAGTGATGCCCGAATGTCCCTGTAGTGCCGCGTCGACTGCCGCGCTGCCCAAGAGGGTACAAAATGCATGGTCAAACGACGTGGTGCGGCCGCCGCGGATGAGATATGACGGATCTATGTATTTGATGTAGCTATCTTCCATCCTGGTTGTCAATTCATCCCGTATAAACTCAGGGCTGTATGCGAACCCTTCGGCGATGCAGATAACACATGACCCACGTACGGAGAGCGTAGCGGTGACGGTCGAAACTATCGTTTCAAGATCACTCGGGCGTTCGGGGATGAGGCATATGTCCACATCGTGGCCGGCTTGTTTGGACGCATGCGCGGCTATGAACCCGGACTCGCGCCCCATCAGTTTCACGATGGTGATGCCACGGGGGACGGCGTCCGCTTCGTTCCGAGCAACGCGCAAAACGTGCGCGGCTTCGGACACCGCAGTGTGGAATCCAAAACAACGATCTATCAAATCGATGTCGTTATCGATGGATTTTGGCAATGCAAGTATCTGTGTCGATATACCCTCGGCCACAGCCGCTTCGTGCAGGCGGTGAGCCGCGGCGTTGCCTCCGTTTCCTCCCACGACGAACAATGCGTCGTATTGATGGAGTTGCAGTGCGTGTAGACATAACGCCGGATCCATACGAATGCGCGACGTCCCAAGATACGTTCCGCCACGTGTGTGAATGTTCCTCACAACACTCGGCGAAAGCTGGATGTGTGGGATACTTGCATCATGTAGACCTTGGAAGCCGTATGGAACACCATGGACGCTGTTGACTCCGCGAATAAAACTCCGTATCGTTATGCTGCGGACGATATCATTGAGTCCCGGACATACACCGCCGCAAGTGAGAACAGCAAAGCGTTTGTTCATATGTGATACCCATATATTTCTGTCTATGTTTATATCCGTACTGTAAATCTGAAAATATATCACCCATATGTAAAAAGGCATCTATCATGAACACAGTATACGGTAAGATGAATTTTTTGTTGTGTCAACAAGCCCACTGTAGAAAGAATCTGCGCGCCGTTCAAAAAGCGAAGGCGGTGCATCAGAAGTTCTTTGCAAAAAAGATGCAAGAAATGATGCTGGCAACAACCAAAACAAAGAAAAAACAAATAAAGGAAGAGATGTTTGCGTATATTGACAAATCGGCAAGGACACCACGTGCCGTCGAAATGATGAAGTGCAGTGTCAACCACTGTCGCGACGAGTTGGAGATTGCCACCAAGGTGATGGCGGAGGCGGCGCATGTCCGTATCAAACCGCTGTCTGATAAGGCGACCACCACCGACTTCCGTGATGCGCTCACGAGCATTTCCAAGAAGATTATAGAAAAGCTTGAAAAATTAGAAATAGAACAACATGCGGCGCTTAAAAGTCGGCGTCGTCGGTGATCTGCAGATCGCTTGGGATCATTGACTTCCCGCCTTGCAGCGACACTGGTTTCGCATACTCTGACACGCGCACCTCGAAGAAGCTGCTTTTGCCTTCGAGCGAAGAGATCTCGGCGAACTGGAATGGATTCATTTTGTTGTACTTCTTGTCGTAGCCAAGCATGACAAGAAGACGATCGGCTATGTACATAATGTACTCTTTCATGAGGTCGGCGTTCATACCGATCATGTTGCATGGGATAGACTCGGTGATGAATTTCATTTCGATGTTGACTGCTTCGTCGATCATTTCGCACACTGTATCCACCGATAGGCGGTCGCGCAGTTTAGAATAGAGCAAACATGCGAACTCAGTGTGCAGTGATTCGTCGCGGCTGATGAGCTGGTTTGCGAAGCTCAGACCTGGCAGTAGGCCGCGTTCGCGTAGCCAAAAGATCGCACAGAAGGACGCCGAGAAGAAAAGACCCTCGACGATTGCAAATGCAATGAGGCGTTGAGCAAAGGGCACGGACACGTCGTTGATCCATTTGATCGCCCACTCGGCCTTCTCGCGAATGGCGGGGAAGTTGTCGACCGCGTTGAACAGCCTCATTTGCTCGGCGTGGTCTTTGACATATGTGTCGATGAGCACGGAATACGTCTCGCTGTGCACCGCTTCCATGGCGTTTTGGAAGGCGTAAAACTGGCGAACCTCGGGGACGGGGATATCGTTCGAGAAGCGAAGCGACAAGTTCTCCATAACGACGCCGTCCGATGCGGCGAAGAACGCAAGGACGTGGTTGATGAAGTACCGCTCGTTGGGTGTCATCTTATCCAGGTCGCTCAGGTCTTGTTGGAAGTTGATCTCGTCCGTCACCCAATACGAAGAGGCTGCTTTTTTGTACATTTGATAAATGTCAGGGTACTGAATCGGGAAAAGAACATAGCGGTTCTTTTGCTCGGTGAGGAGGGGCTCGGTGGTGTTCATTGCGTGTACAAAAAGCGCCTATTTATTGAATGAGATATAGATATTTATATGTATAGCTCAATGCCTTAGATTCCCGCGCGATATTTAAGGAACCTCCATTCATCTATGTACAAGATGTCTGCGGCCGTGAATAACGAGCTACTTGTAGCTATAATCCACGCGGACTTAGAAGCCTCTTTGTTCGAAACCGGCGACTTGTTACAAAAGGGATGCGTAGAAACGCTGGAATGTACGTGGATCCGGGCGCTTGGTATGCTCGGAGAATGCGTTCGCATCGGCCACATCCGCGAATACCAAGGGTGCATTCTTGCGGTGCACGGTATATGTAAAAACGAAGTTGATGTTTCTGTTGAAGATGCATTCCTCGCGACGACCCGTCTCAGCCTGCTGGCGAAGAAGTTTGAGAAGTTGTATGTTCGACCGTCTATGCCAAAAATGCGGGACACAATTCATGAGCTGTTTCCGGAGAATGGGCACCTGAGCGAACACGGGCTCTCCATGTTCAAGTCGCTGCTCCCCGATGATTCGGAAGAACGCCTGTTCGTCGTGCGCATTCTTGCGGGGTTCACGAAGCTTTGGGCGGACAAAGACTACGACGGCGCCAGGCTTGCGATTGAATACATATCGCGGAAAAAGTTGAACATAGCGAAACCCAAATGGATACTGCCGTCGGTGCTTGACGATCATGATATAGTGTGGATCTTGTGGGGCGCGGTGTCGCTGTATGCCAAAGATACAGGTAACCAATATGTAGCTACATGTTTCGATCTGTTTTGTACACACTATAACACACAGTCGAAGTATAAAACCAAAATGAAACAGGACAGGATAGGGCTGTTATGGTCTATATTCTATCAATATTCTTGTAGTTACAGTTCAAAGGATGATATGACATGTTGGACAAAAGAAGATCAGGGTTTATACATACATGTCATGAAGAATGTCGCGTCGCTGTGGAAGCAGATTGTGCCGACAACGTCCGTAGCGGCGCCGAGTTCCAAGAAGTGCGGCGGCGGCCGTGACGGCATGCAGGTGCTGTTGGAGTACGTTCCTCGAGGCAGTGTTTGTCAAACGATCCCTGTACCTTCTGTTAAGGAGGAAATACGGAGTGTAAAAGTAAAGGATGGCGATGAGACCGGTCGTATTCATACCCGGGATAGGAGGTTCTATTCTTGTGAATAAAGAGCGCCCGATGCGCAAGGTGTTCGACAGGGAACTCGTCCACAACAGATGGCTGAATATTTATCCGTATCTTCCGAACACGATGGCGGGATGGAAGCATGATATGGGGTGCGAGGTCATTCGCGACGGACGGCGAAGTGTGGTGGGGGTGAAACCCAAAAACGACGCTATAGGCGCCTATGATGTCGGAGGGATCAAGGGGATCAAAGATGTGCTGCCGGAGTTTCTATTACTTCCTGAGTATGTACAACGCGTCTTGCAAAACATGTTCCAATTTCGCTATTTCCATGATGCATGCGATCAGATGTTGTCGTTGGGATACGAGGAGGGACAGAATCTATTTGGCATTCCGTATGACTTCCGGCTTGTCCTGGACTATGAATACAGGAGCTGGCTGTTTCTGACTATGAAACACATCATTGAAACTGCGTATGAGAAGAACGCATCGCGCGAAGGGTGCGTCGTATTCGCACACAGCCTGGGGGCGATTCTGTTCAAGTGGTTTGCGTCAGCGGGGTACGTGTCGACGGAGTGGTTGGAGAAGTACGTGGCAAGTATGATTCTGGTGTCTCCGCCGTTTGCGGGTTCCGTCGTTTCATTGAAAACTGTGTTGTTCGGGGATTTCTACGTTCCGCAGTTTCATAAGCTGTACAAAGATGAGCTACAAGTCAACACCGGAATCATCACATGTCTTCCGAATGCATTGGGGTATAGTCCATATCAACCTCTTGTCCACATAGAGCGCGAGGGCGTCGACGTGTCATGGAATGACTACTTGCGTATGGCGACGGAAGGTCATGTGTCGTTCGAGATTTGGCGTGATTTGTACATGCCGCACATACCGACCATTGTTTCGTCGATAAGAGGAAATGTCACCGTATTTCATGCGAACAACCGTGCGACGCCGTACATGTTGCGAACGAGCGACTGGGATGCGTATCCGTCGGAATGTCTTGCGCGAAATGGCGACGGTATCATCGTGGAGCTGAATGACTCCCTTTTGCGCAGTGTTTTTCCTGATGCCAATGTATATTCCATAGATGCGAAACATACAGACATTATTTCAAATCCGCACGTGCTTGCGAAGCTTCGAGAAGAAGCTTTAAACTCCAATAAAGTATTTAAGAATTTTGATTGATTCAAGGTCATACCCCCGACGAATTTGAGAGATATGAGTGCTGCCGACGTTGCTATTGGTATTGATCTTGGAACTACCTATTCTTGTGTTGCAGTATGGCAAGGCGATCGCGTTGAGGTCATTGCGAATGATCAGGGAAACAGGACGACGCCTTCCTATGTCGCATTCACCGACTCCGAGCGTATGATTGGAGACTCGGCGAAGAATCAGGCGGCGATGAACCCCAAGAACACGGTCTACGATGCCAAGCGTCTGATCGGTCGCAAGTTCGATGATGCGCATGTGCAGTCCGATATGAAGCTGTGGCCGTTCGCAGTGAAGCCCGATGACAATGGCAAGCCTCTCATTGAGGTGGACTACCAAGGTGAGCGCAAGTCGTTCCACCCCGAGGAGGTGAGTGCTATGGTTCTGACAAAGATGAAGGAGACGGCAGAGGCATACCTTGGTCATACGGTCAAGAAGGCGGTCATTACCGTGCCCGCGTACTTCGATGACGCGCAGCGCCAGGCTACTAAGGACGCCGGTGCCATCGCGGGTCTAGAGGTACTGCGAATCGTGTCGGAGCCCACCGCCGCGGCGATTGCCTATGGCCTCGACAAGAAGAACGACGGTAAGGAGAGGAATGTCATCATTTTCGATTGCGGCGGAGGCACACACGACGTTTCTCTTCTGCAGCTTGATGGTGGTCTATTTGAGGTGAAGGCCACGGCTGGTAACAGCCACTTGGGTTTGTAACATGATGAGCGATTTATGCGTTCTATCAATCTCTGGCTCAAGTAAAAGAGGGAGAACTGCTGGAACCCCCTTATCAGACATAGTCTGGACGTCAGATAGCAACATCTGGCGGAGCCCATGGCACCACAACGTGACTGGCAACGGTGAGCGTGACGGTTTTAAAAAGATCATGGGATTGGGCAATCAGCAGCCGAGCCGCTCTGAAAGGAGTGGAAGGTTCAGAGACTAGATCAAGTAACCTACGTCCTAGCTATCATGGATATGGTGAAAGATCCACGAGTACCCTCCGTCGTATTATGTACGATGAAGATATAGTCCGAGCTTACGTGAAAGCGTAAGAAGCAAGGATAAAGAGCCTTGCGATAACACAACTGGGAGAAGATATCGACAACCGCATCCTGGAGCATGTCATCCAGGATTTCAAGCGCAAACACAAAAAGGACATTACCGATAACGCGCGTGCGATGAAGCGCGTGAAGGCGGCGGCGGAGCGTGCCAAGCGCGTCCTGTCGTCCACAACCAGCACCACTATTGAGATCGAGTCTCTGTACGATGGCATCGATTATCAGATGACCCTGACTCGCGCTCGTTTCGAGGAGCTCTGTATGGATCTGTTCCGCCAGGCCATGGATCCCGTCGACCAGGTGCTCCGCGACGCCAAGATGAGCAAGAGCGATATCGACGAGGTCGTCCTTGTCGGCGGCTCTACTCGCATCCCCAAGATCCAGCAGCTCCTGAGCGACTACTTCAACGGCAAGGAGCTCTGCAAGAGCCTCAACCCCGACGAGTGCGTCGCATACGGTGCCGCAGTGCAAGCCGCCGTCATCACTGGCCAGGGCAACGAGACCACCAAGGATCTCCTGCTTCTGGATGTGACTCCGCTGTCCCTTGGCGTCGAGACCAGCGGCGGCGTCATGACCAAGATCGTCGAGAGGAACACAACCATCCCCTGCAAGAAGACGATGACCTTTAGTACATACG